AAAGCAAACCAATGGCTGCGTCTTGACAGAAGTTCTTTGCTTTCCCTTCATTTTCAGCGTATCTGGTGATCCACGAAGAAACGCTTTGTGGGTCATGTGCCATACCAGTCAAAGCCAAGTTGTAAGAACGCAGGGTGTGAACGGCTTCAATCAAATTGGCTTCGCCCATGCCTCCACCACAATTACCCTGCTATTTGGCTTTGTTGATTGTGGGATAGTTCATATACGTGGGAGACATGGGAGGGATAATGGGCAAGCACGTTTCAGTTGTTATGCGTGATGCCCTCTTTGAAAAAATGGAGAATGAACGAGGGCGAGAGTCCAAATCATCCTTCATCAATCACGCCATTGCGTTTTATTTTCAAAACAAAGACAAGGTGAAGCATGATGAATAGACCTGAAGAAGAACAAAACCAGCAAGCGTTTTATCCTCCGCCATATATGGCTCAAGACACAAACCGAATTGACATTAACCTCATTGCTATGTTGCTATGGCAATCACTTTTGACGGGCATTTCAGTTGCCGTATCACACATGGGTTGGTATCTCCCTGATGCTGGACCAAGCGAAATGGGGCTTCAATACGGATTGATTACGTTTGGTTTCCTTTGCACCGCTATGGTTCTGTTCCATGTTGGCGGTGTTCGAGACTCCCTCGCAATGCGAGCCGAGTTCACAAAGGAGAACCAAGTGGACAAGTGGCATCGCCAACAACACAGGTTGCAGCAACGACGGGCGCAAAAGCAACAATACTGGCAAGGCAACGGCCAGAATCCCCAATATCCATCTCAGGGACAAACCTTTGGAGTCCCTAACAACAAAAAAGAAGAATGATTTGAGGTATGTTCATGTGGCCTTTCACGACGCAGCAGGAACGACAAACAGAAGCCATGTCAATGATATTGGCTGAAAACGCATACGAAAGAAAAATGGAAAGGGTCGCAGGATGGGTTCGAACATTTTTAGCATTGCTCGGTGGAATCGCATTGACTTTTGGAATCCTATTTGGTTTGGAAATGCTGAACATTTCACCATCCGATGTTTGGAGTTGGATAAAAGGCATTTTCAACTGAAAATCAATGGGGGGGCATAATGGCTTCCGCTTTGGTTGCAGGACACATGTTGATGGCCTCCGCTTCCGCATTTTACGCACTTTACCGTATTTTGAGGCCATATCGGGTTGGGATTTACGGGCCATCAATGGTCGGTAAAACAACACTTGACCAATACCTCACCGTTCCTGGCGATATTGACCCAATCCCACGTGAGATGAGGACGGCACATGCAAAAGCCGACACCGCCACAGGCTTTCGAAGTCCACGTGGAACACGAAAACAGGTTCGTATGGTCAAAGAAAAGAAGCCAATAAGAACCACCGATCTTGCTGGCGACCCTATGTTTCGCAACCTTTGGATTGAGGATATGTTCGGAAGAAATGTTGAATTGGTTATTTTTATGGTGGATCACCGAGCCATGATTTTCAAACAGTTTGCTATGGATGCTTCCGCCAGTCTTTCGTATTTGGTGGACAACATGATAAAGAAAGACGTGTCAAAAAACATTTCACGCAAAGCAAAAAAGAACTCAAAGAACTACACGCCCAAGTTGTTTTGTTTGATGATAAACAAAATGGACTTGTGGTGGGATCCTCAAGCAGCAAGATTGTGGCAATTGGGGCTTCAAAAAGAGCATCCAATTGTTGCGCCGTTTCGAGACTCGTTGAAGCGATTGCGAAAGGCAGGTATTCGGGCTGAGGTCATGGCTATGTCCTCACAACACGGCATCAACGTTCAAAAGAACTTAGTTGATTTATTGGATTCTTTGTGAGAAAAGGCTTATGGGGGTGTGAGTTATGGGAGGGCTAATGGCGTATAATCCGTTTGGAGGGTTTAACCCAATGAACATGCTCTATTCAAGAGGGGTCAAATTAAGTGGCCTTGATGATGAGCAATTGCGCCTCATGTCCACACAAACAGGAATCTCATACGAGTTGTTAAAATCACAACAACGTGCTGAGATGGCAAGTGCTGGTTCAACTGGCGACATTGGCGAGGAACAATTGATTCCAACGGTGGAAATCCAACTCAAGTCCGACCCAAAGAACCCAAAGAAGGCACGTAAGAAAAACATCAAAATGCTTCGTAAGGCACTTCGGCCACCGAACTACAACTTGGGTCTTTTCAAGGTTTATCGCTACAATGCAGCGCATGAATGCGCCTGTTGTGGCGTTGATATTCGCAGATTCCTTGAGGGCGACAACGCATACGCTCACATTGTTGATGAAAGAGTTGGACTTTCGCTGGCCGACATTTATTGGTTTGACGAGGACACAGGAAGTGCCAGAAAACCATTGGCTCGAACTCATGGAGATCACGGCGATGAAATGAACAGTTCACTTTGCCCTGCACACCTGCATATCTATCACACGCTCAAAACGTTGGTTCAAGAGCATGAGTTGGCTGAGGATGGTTTGCTTATGAAGCCTGTAAGCAAAGGAACCAAGTTCACCAAAATACCAGGAATGGGTGCGTTTAGAGGGACAAATGCAACAAAAAACCGAAGCACCCCCGAATCCTTGTTGAAATACGAGCAATTCTTTGCGATGATTCACAAAGACGCTCAACATTCCAAAGGTGTTCAACTGACACAACTTCCAAATCCAACAACAGGCATAGTGGACATTGTTCAAATTACGTTTGACCTTCGAGCCTTACAATCGGAAACCGTTATGGCTCAAAGAAATACAATGGCAAACGGAGTTGCTATGCAAAACGCTATCAATGCACAAATGGTAGCACAGGCACAGGAAACAATTGCACAACAAAGGTGAGACACATGGGATGGTTTAGCAGAAACGAAAATACGCAAGGAAGCACACAGTTTGGTTCTCCAACTGGAATGGGAATGGGAATGGGAATGGGGATGGGTGCAGGTGCGGCTGGCATGGGAATGGACCCAACTATGATGATGATGCAACAGACTCAGAACCCCATGATGCAACAAATGGCGAATGACCCCATCACCGCAACTGCACGTTTGCTTCAACTCAACGATCCTGTTGCACAATTTATCACAACGCAAAACATTGGTTTGCTTATGGATTTGGTCGGTGAAGTGGTTCGATTGTCAATCAAAGAGTTCTTCACATCTGTTCAGTTCGTGCAAGACGGGGATAACATCGTTTTGAACACGGCAACTTTACCTGCTGCAATCAACACATTATCGCCTGAGAACTTGGGCTTGACAATGACTCGCCTTCAATCATCAGCACAACAAACGCTCGCAATGAACGAACAGCAACGACAAATGTTCCTCCAAGCCCATTCTATGGGAATGACAATGAATCCACAACAACAACCAGGGTTCTTCGGTAGTCTTATCGGAGGTATGCTTGGAAACCAAGTTCAGCAACAGGGTGGATTTGGTCAAACAGTCGCCAAGGGCGCAACAATGGGGGCTGCTGTATTATGAACAGAAAAGACGAATCACCAAATCAACCCAACATTTACCACACGACAGTTGAGTTTATGAGTCCCAACAAAATGTTGGTTGAAAGTGCAACGATGATTTACATTATCGCCTTCATGCTTGCTATGTTTGTTATGTTGGTTTGGCGAGGTTCGAGCCTCAGTTCAACTCAAGTCCTCATGGGCGCATTTGGCTTGCTTTTCACTTTCGCAATTGCAGTTCGGCAATTTGCTTCTTTTCGGTAGCCTCATCGGGAATGAGGCGGTTTAATCCGATACCTTATTCTCCTGTTTTGACTCGTTTTGACCAAGACGGAGATGGCGACTTTGACATGGATGATGTCAAAATCTTGCTTGGGAAAAAAAAGGTTAAGCAATGCGTTGCTTTGACAAAATCTGGCGACAGATGCAAGCGGAAGGGCGACCTTGACGAAAATAACTTGTGCTATTTGCATAAGAAGAAGGAATAACCCAATAAGCACAATAAGCGTGGGGCAAAGCATGGCTGGTCGGCAGACTCGGAAGAATTGTCCGTTCTGTCAGCATCCAGAACGGGATTTAATCGAGAAAAAAATCCTTGAAGGCGCACTTGACGTTCAAGACTGTGATTTTGAGAATCAATGGCCTGAAGGAACATCTCACCGCCACATGCGAAGGCATTCGGGAGAATACTATAACAATTCCAATTCGCATTGTCCTATTTGCACCGACCCAAACAGGGCAGATATAGAAGCAGCAATCCTTGAAGGACGTGCGGGTATTGACGACTTCGCAGTTGAGTTGGGGGTTGCCAGCAGCCTCGTTTCAACACACATGGAGAAGCACACAAAGCCAATCATTCAACAACACGTTCACATCGAGGCTTTGCCGAATGCCATGAAAACGGTGCATGAATCATTGGGTCGTGTTGAGAAAAACATGAACCGTTTGGATCGGTTGTTGGGTCGGGTTCTTGACCATGTGGAGAATCAATTTGATGATGAAACCGAACCAATTGAAATGCGTGATGTTGAAACGGCATTGAAGGTTCATCGAGAAGTGCGTGATACGTTGGTTGAACTGGCAAAGTGGATGGAGAAGGCTGAAACCATTGAGGATAAGCAATCGGTGTCCATCATCAACGTTCTCCAACAATTCTATTCCGAGAAGTCGCCCGAAGAATGGGTTGAACTCAAATCACGTTTGGTTGCGTCTGGGGTGATGAGTTGAAAATCACAGTTCGCCAATTGATGTGCAAGGATTCTCCTGAGCATGATGTGATTTTGAATAGCAAAATCCCAAAAGAGGATTGGTCTATTGAGGATTTGATGATGTTCACCAGTTCTGTTGATGTTGTGGTGCAACGGTGGGCAAATGCCGTTGGTGAACATATGGAATACCCAACTGAGATGATTGGTTCGATATTCGGCTCATTGATTACAACACGTATGCTTATTGATGATTTGAAAGTCCTCAAACACAATCCACAGGCTGAGGTCATTTCACTTCTTGATGGAACGCAAATCATTACCGATTTAAAACAGAAAATGTTGCCCATGTCCAAATCCTATGCACGTGTTCCGTCGTTGGCCCAATGGTATATGGCTTTAGCAAATGAAATTGATTTGGCGTATCGTGTGATTCGAAGGGGGTTGAAGGATGGTCGTTAGCAATCCACGTGAGCCTGTTCTTTGGACTCCAAGAACCCAAGAAATGATGGGAGGTTGGAATCCACGTGAGGTTCTTGACCACGACATCAACCCAAATGAGGACGGCGACGGTTTATCTCATCATGGACGTGAAACCCAAGAGGACGCAAGAAGCCGTGATCAGCAAGACCCAAAAAAGCGAAGAGAACAGGCAATGCGAGAATTGGCGACTCCTATTCCTCATGTCAGCATTCGCCCTGAGAAAATAGACGATACGTTGGGAAGGTCGCCTCAATTTGAGCAAGAACAACGAATGCTTGAGGCTGGCGTTGGAATGGACTTGAACCGCAACGGCATTGGTTTGTCAAACGGTATGAATGCAGGTTCGGTGCGAAGTGAGGGTCCAAACATCAAATACGGGCAAAGCAATTCGGTTGTTCCAGCAATGCTTGGGAAGGCAATCAAGAATAATAAATGCAGCAAGTGTGGAAGGGCGGTGTTCATGGAGGACGACCCAAACAAGTTCTGCATGTTGTGTGAGGCGGGGGTTAAACAAAACAGAAGCCACCCCCCTGTTGAGTTTGACGAACAAATTGACCGACTTAAAAATAGCAACAATGTGAAAGTTCAGCAGAAAGATTTCAGCGAAGAATGGCAGAAAAAGAATGCCAGCGAGGACATTTTCGAGCAATCATGGGATAGCATCAGCAAAGGCAAGCGACGATACAAAGGTCGCCACATGTATGATGATGAGGAATCCGATGAGGACGAGCGCAAGTCAAAGAAAAAGCGCAAGCGAAAGAAGAAGCGTGAGGGTAAGCGAAAGAAGGCAGCACGTGGAGGTCGCCAGCCCAAATCAATGACCACCAGACGAAAGGGCAATGTCGAAACCGATGTGGATCGTGGTTCACGTCGTCAAGCCTTCCACCCCAACCTTCATAGCGAGGCGATTAGGGGTGTCGGACGTTCTCGAACAGACCGAATCCCTCTCCGACTTCGTGATCCTATTGCATGGGAACGTAAGAAAGCAAACGAGCGATTGCGACGACAAGTGGGTTCACTACCAGCAGGTTTGACTCACCATGCTGATACAAGAGGCATGGGAACAAAGCGTGGTGCAATTCAGGGCGGTTCTATTGGAAGCGGAACAAAAATGCCAACAGTTGCCCGTATGGGAACATCAACAAAGCGATTCTCAAGGGATGCCGTAGGCGACCCTCTCAGCACCCACGACCCATTGTTCAACAAATCGGATATTGAAAAATCAAAGTTGAGAATCACCCGTTCCGAACTCATGGCTATGAAACGTAAGGTTGAGAAATTGATTCAACAACTCAACAAATTGACCAAGGCTACGCCAGAACTTGGCAACGAAGGCAAGGTTGGCGCACAGGCAAATAGCGATACGGCTTCATCCCCAACAGGCGCAACAAAATTGAATGAAGAGGAAGAACCGTATCGGGCTTTTGTTGATATGGCTTTGGCACAGGAGATGGGTCTTGTAGGCAAGAAGTGATTGTCATGCCGTTGGTTGAATTAGATCGGTATCTCATTCGTAAGGGCTACGGTGTTTTCAACATTCACGATTTCATCAACGCCATGCTCGGTGCTGATAGCGTCGAAGAAGGATATTCTCAATTGCAGCAAAACCACCACGACCTCAGCCATGAGAACTTTGCTGGCGTTGAAGCCGATGCGGTTCAATTGGCGTTTCAAATGCAAATGGGCGGATTAACCGAACAGGATAAAGAAATCATTGACCAAAACGGCCATCCTGGTCAAAAGGGTGATTTTAACCAATCATCGCAACTTTGGTTTCAAACGTTTCAAAAGGCTGTGAACATAGGTGCGCCTCTCGTCAATGAGGCCATCTCAAAAACAAATGCAATCAATCGCAAACGTGCTGCTGAGGCAGGACACCCGCCGCCAATTGACCTCCCAATGGCTTTTGTTCAAGACAACGGGAATTATGTCGCCGTTCCTGCATGGCGTAGTGCCGTTCAAGGCTACAAAGAGGATGGAACGCACAACAGGCAGGGTGCGCTTATCACCCAACGTCTTAGCCGATTGACTCACAAACCAGAAGCGTATGCTCGGCCTTACAACATCGGTTTAGAAACGTTGAGATCGGAAAAATACCCAAATGTCAAGTTCAAAGACAAGTTCATGGATGAGGTGTTTCCAAACATTCTTCACGGTGATTCGTTATACATTCGGGACGATAACCTTCGAAATGATTTTGCTTTTGCAGTTCAAAGTGTAAAGCAAAAATACCCTTACTTGCCGTTTGAACAGTTGCAGGGTATGGCCTTACAATCACTACGAAGCCTTCCTCAATTCAATAAGTTCGCTGGAATCCGTCATGGCGATGGCCTCAAATACGGAACGCATTCGGAAGAAGCGGTCAATCAAATGCAAGTTGAACAAAGGCAAGAAAACGCTAATTCGTATGATGAATTGCTCAATTTCATTCATCCTGATATGCGAGAACACGCATCGTTTAGGCTCACAGGCAACCAAGCATACCACACCGCTACGCCATCACGAAAAATGAAGCGATTGTTTGAACAACATCACGGTTGGGATGAAGAAACGACAAATAACGTGTATCAAAACGCATATTCAGGCAAGTTCTCTCATCTCAAAAACAGTCGTGATAAGTTGATGGCGGCAGTTCGTGAGCAAGAAATGTTAGATGGAAAGCCGCCTCAATGGGCGGGTGATGCAATCATGCCACAGGGAGCATCCATCGGTTCTCCTGTTGATGAACAACCATCTCCCCAAATGGAAGAAAGGCCACCTGTTCAAGAAGCCATTGCGACACCGCCACCTTATCCAGTTCGACCCGACCCAGAACCCCCTAAAATGAATCAGCACATGTCTGGTGCAACGCCAATACCTGTGGCGAGTCCAGCATCGCCGCCGCCTCAAATGCAACCACAAAACCGACCTCAACCCCCTATGCAACCCCTAAACGCTTATCCCTCAACCTCTCCTGCCGTTCAAAATACGGGACGTGGGGTTTTGAACAATTTAATGACAAGGCTTGGTTATGCCTACGAATCATTGTTTCCATCCTTCGGAAAAACCGACATGTCCAATGAAGAGGTATTGACTGAAATGCTTGAGAATGTTCAGTTGGAAATCGCAAAGAAAGAAGTGGTGCAAACCATTTTCACAAAATCTCATCAGTCAATCAGTTCTATTGCCGATGTTTCAACTATTGCTAACAGAATAAATCGTCCCAATTCCGACATTGTTTCAATTTATCATAGCCGTGGCGATTGGGAGAACGTAGCAAAGACGTTTGGAATGACGCATAAAGAAGTTCAAATGGTGAAGGTGATTTTCAATGAATGATGATTTGATTTTGCGAGCAAGGCTACATCAGCAAGGATGGTCGGACGATCAGATTGAGAAATACATCGGACAACGCTTTGTTCAAGGGGCTAAAAATCTGGCTGGTAAATACAACCAATCAAGAGCCGCAGGGCATCAAGGTGCATCGCTTGGGCAACGTTTCTTACCTGGTGGCAAACAACGCTACATGGACGCATCAGGTAAGGGCGTAAGGGATTACAACAAAGAGATGAAAGACCAAGCCGCAACAAAACAACAGGAGGCTCGAAATGCACAAGCCGCCCGTATGCAAGGAAAAGGCGTAGTTCCATCAACAAGTGCGGAAGCCCCATTGATGAGAGATCCAGTCAAAGACCCTGCAACGGGGCAAGGAACAACTCGCACCGATCTTGCGGCAGCAACCGTAGGAGATGGTTCACAAAACGGCTTATCAAATGTGCCTGATGAAGTCAAAAACACAACAACAACTCAAACCATGCCTGATGGTTCCCAAAACGTGTCAAACGTTCAAGACATCACGATGAACGCAAACGCAAACGCAAACCCACAACAACCTGCCGCACCACAACAACCTGCCGCACCTCAACAACCTGCCGCACCTCAACAACCTGCAACGGGTGTTGATTCAAATGCACGTGCGGCTGCTCAACAGGCAATGGTGCAACAGGATGCGGCTACAATCCAGCAAGGCGAAGGTGGCCCTAAGCAATCATGGTTGAAAAACCGTTCTTTCGGAGGGAAAATAGCAGATATTTTTTCGGGTGGCCTTACGGCGGGTTTTGGTGAAACAGGCGTTATTGGACGAAACAAAGCAAATCAACAGTCGCAACAACAAAACCAAAAATACCAAGACGCACTACGACGACAAACCAACATGGCAAAATCAATGGAACTTTACCGTGATGTGATTTCACGCCGTCAAATAATCCAAGAACGCAACACGACTCATAATCTCCGACGGTGATACGATGGAAGATCGTGAAGAGGCGTTGGATTTCATTTACAAAGGTTGGCGTGAAGGTCGTCAGCAACGAAGAAATCTGGTTCGACAACGTGGGATAGACCGAACACGTGCAATGCTTTACCCTACCTTGGCGCAACGTGCAAGAGGTTCAATGGCTTCTATGCCTCCTTCAATGCCAATGCCCACCGAACCACCAATTGTCCCTCAAGAAGCACCACCAATGACGGAAGTTCAAGAATCAGTATCATCTCCGCCAGCACCGCCAGCACCGCCAGCAAATGATATGACGAATGACATCATGGACCCAAACGACCATCCCGATGATGCGACAGGGGCATTTCCTGGTCCACACAACAATTTTCAACGAAATAACCCAAAAGCACGTATCGCAGCAGGGTTTCCACCAGTTGGAGAAACACGCCGCCCTGCCGCCCTTCCAAGCCCTGAGCCACAACCGGTTCAACCATACGCTGGCCCAGAAGATGAAGCACGACGTATTCAAGAGGCAAAGGAAAAGCGTGAAAGCCAACTCGCAAATCTGAGAGCAAAGGAGGCTCAATCACCGAATGAACGGAAAGAACCCATTCAACGTGAAGAAATGCCGCAATCCGAAGGACAAATGCCTGTCAAAGAGGAAGAAAAACCTCCTGAGCATGAGGCAGCGTTTGAACCTGCTTTCAACGAAATGGTTGAGAATCCAGTTGAAACGACCAAGCCGGAAAAGAAGGCTACGGAAAAGAATCCAAAAGTTGTTGAACAAACCAAGAAAACACCCGACCCTAACCCCGCTAAAGCCGTTGTTGAAGCAACAAAGCCCAAGAAGTCAAACATTGATTTCATGGACTCCGCCGAAGGAGAAGATTCAAAATCACCTTACGTGAAAGTTGGGAATAAATATGTTCAAGGAGTTGCCGCAAGCAGAATGGTGAGAGAAGGAACTCACAAATGGGGAAGAAAGACCCCTGATGGTCGAAACACACTTCAAAAGGTAAAGGGTTCCAAAAAGGAAACCACGTCAAAGAAAAAAGACCCTGTGGTTAAAGTGGCGGCAAAAAAAGACAAGGAAGCCAAGGAAGCCAAGGAAGCCAATTCAACGGACGAAAGACCTAAGCCAATCAAGCCTGAAGGCAAGGCATCCGACAAAGGCAAAGAAAGAGCAAGGCGAGCATCCGATGGATTGGCGGCAATTGGGATGGGCGATGCCTCCCCCAAAGAAAACAAAAAAAAAGCCAATAAGAAAACGCAGGACTTGAAAGGAATCACAAAGCCCAATCAATCGGATTTGCGACGTTCAGCCGACCAGCAAATGCTCGCAGATGTCCTTCTCAAGAAATTGCCTGTCGCTGATTTGAGAATGTTTCGTCAAGCCACGGGTATTGAGGACATAGCCCCCCTTTTGGATGATAAAGGATTCATGACTCAAGTTTTGGGTGTTGATCCTTCACAGGTAAGGATGATGGGGTTAAGTGATACGCCAACATTCAACTATCCTGTTGATCCAGCAATTGGGTTTGATTTGAATAATTTGAAGTTCAACAACGCATTTACGGGTTTTCCTCAAACAACAAAACCTCACATTGAGGATTTGTATATGCCGCCAATGAAAACCAGTCCTGTTTTGGACGATAAAGGAAAGAAAATAAAAATTGGAATGACAAAAAACAAGTTTGGTGAGAATAAACCAACTTATCAAACGGAACAGATTGAGGATGAGGACATTGGCTATTTCATCCGTGATGGCAAAGAGCGACGAAGAATGACCAAAAAAGAAGCCCAAGAAATCTTGGGTCAAAAAGTCAAACGTGGAGGTTTCAAACCTCCAACGGGACTTGGTTATGCCTCCCCATACTTCGAACCTAAATCTCGACTTTGGCAATTGCCTATGATTGAATCAAGAGGAAAACAAACAACGTTGCCTAAATCTCCTTGGAATAACTTTTCATTCGTGAATAGGCGACCCATTGATGCAAGCACAGTTCCTATACCAAAAATGCCTATTCTTGACAACATGAAAGAAATTGCTTCCTTTTCGCCAAAAGAACTCAAAGCACGTTTCAAAGGATTGAACCCAAAGAAAGACTCATTGACACGGGTTGGCGATAGCGCATATGCAACAGAATACCTCAAGGATTTAGTTTTGAGTATGAATCCAAGCAACATGACTGATGAGGACATTCGTTTTAGCAGCAATGCAAATTATCCACTTCAAACCGAAGGGAGGGGGGTTGTGCGCTATGATGAGGAACCGTCGTATTGGAAACATTTCTTAGCCCCTCATCAAGACCCATATAACGACAATGTGTGGGAAAGCATGAATGATTTGTTCGAATGAGGTGATATGAATGTCCGAAGCCATGAATCAACTTGCAGCACAGGTTGATTTTGAAATGGGGCGGAAGGACTTCAAATACTTCTTCGAAGAGATTTGTGGAAAGTTTGATGAGAAGTTCCCTTGGATTCTCACCAAGTTTCATCAAGAATGGTTTGATATGTCCGAAAACAACAGCAAAACCTGTATCATTGCCAGCCGTGATCATGGCAAGTCCGTGTTTTACCGTGTTTATCTCCTATGGAAAATGGCTTACAATCCAGGCACAGAAGTTCTGTTTTTCTCACACAGTCAGCACCAGTCCATTGAACACATGGGCAAAATGAATGAACTCATCGAAGCCATTCCTGCACTACAACATCTCAAACCAAAGCGAGGATGGGCGAAGCAGAAGTTCAAGTTCACCAACAAATCATCCATCTCGGCTATGTCCGTCGGCAAAGCAGTTCGTGGGGCGCACCCTCAAATCGTAGTGCTTGACGATATTTTGTCAAGTGAAGCCCAAACGCAACTCAAGCACATATCATCATGGTTTTACACGGCACTTCTTCCTGTTCTCCACCACACCGCCCAACTGTGCATTGTTGGAACTCCGTTTTCCTACACCGATCTTTACGCTGAACTCAAGAAGTTGAAGTCCTATGCGGTTCGTGAATATCCCGCCATCAATGAACAAACAGGCGAACCATTGTTCCCTGAACGCTGGTCGTTGGAAGCATTGAACAACCGTCGAAACGACATGACCTCAATTGCATTCACACGTGAATACCTGTGCAAACCGATTGCCAGCGAAGCGAGTCTGTTCCCTGAAGAGGTGTTGAATAAAGTCAAGGATGAGGAATTAGCATTGTCCTATTATCCACATGATGGTGAATCCTACAACTATTACATCGGTTGGGATCCTGCAATCTCAGCAGATAGGAGAGCCGACTACACGTGCATGATGGTTGTTGCCGTTGATGAAAACAAAAACAAACACATTATCCACACACACCATGAGAAGGGGATGGACTTCTCATCTCAAATTGACAAAATCATTGAACTTAACGCCAGATTCAATCCAGTTATCATTGAACTTGAGACAAACAACTTCGCATTGGCGTTTAATCAAGTGCTAAACGAAATCAGCGATTTGCCGATAAAACCCTTCAATATGAGCCGAATGAAGAAAGAGGCTTTAATTCATACCCTCCAACTGCAATTTGAACAGGGCAAGTTGTCAATACCCTACAAAGACGAAGGAGGGACACGGAGATTGATGAACACTTTATTGACTGAACTCTCCACGTTCACCATGTTGGACAACGGACGCATGGAAAGTTTAGGGGGCCACGACGACATGGTTATGGCACTTGCATTGAGCGTTCAAGCAACCAAGGAATATCGAGATAGTATCGTGATTTTAGATGCTGATGTTTGGCAAAACAGGTTAGGGTGGGCAAATGTTTGAGGGTCGAATTGAGGGCGTGTTTGGCGTTGAGTCGCCAGAAGATGTGCTAAAGTTGCTTGATGAGAAGTTGATTTCACAGGAAATCAAGAATAATCAGCAAGAGGCCAAGTTGCTTCAACAAAAAAAGAAGGCGGCGGCAAAACAACCCCAAGAAGGGGCAGGAAGCCCACGTGAGGATGCGGCCATTGAAGGTCTTGATGCAGATAACATGGGTGGGGGAGATACCCAACCTGGAACTCAGGTTCAAACAGAATCCTCGCCTTTGCCCATGACAAAGACTTGGTTTGCTGATAACTTCGGAATGCAAGGCAACGAGATTGTTGATTTGCTCATCAAGTCTGGGCGTGATGAATTGGTGTCAATGATTCAGCCCTTGATTGTCCAAGAACGAATGGCTTTGCTCAAATCATATCCCTCGGTTTCACCAGATTTAGTTCATACCTTGCCCTTCACCGATTTTGATTGGGAGATTTTGCAGAAGAACCACGAATCATTGGCGATACCATTCCGAAGGTTTGTCAAGAGTTGGACGGATGGCAACATGGATGCGTATGAGATTTGGGCGAGCCGCATATCAAAATCGGAACGCCTCAGCATCAATGAGCGCAAGGTGTTGGAGAAAACACAAGCGGTTCTTGACAGTCATGGAAGCATGAACGCTCAAGCCCTGCAAACACATGGAGTTCCAGAAACCACCCGAAAAATTGCGATGCTGATTAAATCACACGGTTTCCTCTATGACATTGAGCCATTTGGTTTAGGGTCAAAGCACAATGACAAAGGATTCTTTTACGGACTCAAAAAGCATGATGTGTTCGTCAAAGACGCAGGGGCTTTGGTTGGAGATCTCTATGAGATGGGCGGCTCAATTGAAATCAGTCCACGTGGAACTCCACGCTTGATTCTCCCTTTCAATTCAAAAGTCTGTAAGGAATATGCTCATGCCCTCAACAATGAAATGGGCGTGAGAGGAATTATAGCCGAAGGCGATGGGTTGGTGATTGAGGGGGAAGCCTCAGTCGTTAAGGCGATTGATGTTTCTTTGCCTCATTTGAAGGAAAAGAAGGGAGAAGTGAACATTTTGCGAAAGGCACTTGAGGATGATGAAAAAGCCATCATGTGCTTGACTTACGCCCATTCAAAACCACAAAAACAAGTTCGCTTGTTGAAGTCTTGGAACCTATCGCTCGAAGCATTTGAAGAGATGAAGGAGGCCGTAGCAAATGGCTGATAAGGAGAGGATGGAACGTCTATTTTCCGCCATTGGCGTTGATATGGAGAGGCACACAACGCCTATGCCGACAATGCCATTGTTTCAATCTGGCATCCAAGAACCGCCTTTGTTGCAGGGTATTACCATTCCCGCCCTATACGCTGCAACATTTGAATGCGTAGTTCTCCGATCCATTCTCAACCACCTTGCAGTTGAAACATTCCGTAAAGGGTATGGATGGAAGCCAAAGTTTGTTGTCAAGTGCAGGGAATGTGATGAAGAATACCATCAAGAAGTTGAAACCTGCAAGTCCTGTGGCGGTGAGGTTCGCAAAGCCGACAAAGGGCAAATTGAATACGCTCAAGCGTTGCTTGAGAGCAAGAACGGCATGATGCAGAACTTCGTGGAAATCATGAAAGAAATCGAAATGGATTTGAACGTCGTTGATGATGCTTACCTTATCCTCACAAAAGAATACTTTGTGGACCCAGATACGAAGAAGGTCATGTTTTTCCGTGTTAAGGAGATTACACGTGCCGACCCTATTTTCATGCGTATGCTTGCCGATAAGCGAGGTGTGCGTGGCGGAAGCCAATACACCAGCCTTGTTGATAGGACATTCCGCACCAGCGACCCAAAGGACAAATGCCCCACAACGGGAATGCCTGTTGTTCCTATTCACTACATGAACCTCGCTGGTGTTGGAAAAGGACAAGTCTATACCGAAGGCGAAGTTATTCACGTCAGCAAATGGTCGCCATCCAAATTGTATGGCCGTAGCCCTGTTGCGACGATGTGGCGACAGGTGAACACACTTATTGCGATGGATAACTACGTCTATTCGGCATATCAAAAGAAGCGTATGCCCCGTGGCGTGATGGTCATTAAATCGTCCAACATGGAAACCGTTGAGCGAACCGCACGAAACATTCAGGAACACCTTGAGCGTGATCCTTCTTACATTCCAACCATCGGTGTTGAAACCGAATCTGGGCGTGGCGGTCTTGAATACGTGCGAATGATGGACACTCTCGAAGAACTGCAATACATCCCTATCAAAGACGACATTCGCCAGCGTATCGCTGCATTCTTTGGCGTGTCCAACGTATTCATGAATGACGTTTCAGGTGGTGGCCTTAACAATGAGGGTATGCAAATTGTTGTGAGCAACCGAGCCGTTGCCTACGCTCAATCTATTTACAACCGCATTTTGTTCCCTCAAATTGTTGAAGCATTTGAAGTGAGCGAATGGGAATTGATTCTCAACCCGCATGAGGAAGAAGATGAAATCATGCAACTCCGACGTGATGAGATGGCTATTCGCAACATGATGCAGATGAAACAGGCTGGATATGATGCAAGCCTACGCGATGGTATAGACGATAAAATCCTACACTTTGACTTCAAGCAACCCGATCCGCAGGAAGTTGCTGCCGCCCAAGCCGCCCAACAACAGGCGCAACAGGGTGGCGGTGGCGGTCAAGCACCACCAGTTCAAAAGACGGATGAATTGATTGACGACCCAGAATTGATGTTCAAGCGAACCAATTTTGATGCAAGCAGGGGGTCAATTCCATTCTCGGATTCCCTCGCTACAACTGCTGGAACAGGTTTGCCTCCTTTGAGAACCATTAGCCAAAACACCAGGAATAGCGGGGGTTCAAGCCCCGATATGGTTCGAAGGGTTGATGGTGCGCCAACGGGGGCATCCGTGAAAACCGATAAACGAGAACACAAAACGCCTCAAGAAAAAGCCATTGACCACCAAATCAAGGAAACAGAAAAACGCAAAGGTTTGGGCGGTTCAAGGGGCAATAGTCAATAAATAGAAGGTTATGCGAAAGGTGAGCGAGATGTCATTTGCACACGATTTGTTATTGCGAGCGTATCAAGGTGTGGACCATGACGCTCGAATCACAAGCCATATCGCACAAGGGCGGGAGTCGTCTGGGATTCCTGAAACAACACGCCATGACGAATTACAAAATCGCCCTCGCGATCCGCAATCCCCTGAAGCACAACACAGCCGACATGTGCGGCGCAAATGGGGGGGTCGCAAGTCGGGTGAAAAGCCGAATGCCCCAATGGTAAGCGGCGACGAAGAATACGCAAAACAAAAAGAGATGAGAAAAATGACAGATGAAAACCAAATCATTGCGAAAATGGACCCAATGGCTCGACGTGCGTTGGCCGCAATTGAAGGCGTTCAAAAAGCCATCAAAGCAAACGACACCGACGGTATCAGCGCAGGAATCATGGCTGCTGAGAACGCTTTGGCTATGCTCAAGTCCGACCTTGACCTACACGACCAAATCACAAAAGCCATGTCCAAGACTCAAACCGCAGAACGTTTCATGGGCGTTATCCCTCAATATGACAACAACGCATCCGACTACAACGGGACTGAAAACGCAGTTGCTATGGGTGTGAGCCGTCATGGTCGTGCGACTGGCTTCTTTACGCCTCATAGGATTGTGTGATAACGATGTGGAAAATGGATGGTTGGAAAAACCCCCGTGAAAGGGCGCATATCTATGATATGTTCGTTAAGCAAGACCCTATTACGTCTGTTTCAACCGCCCCTGCTGCACAACTCATCAACGCAATTGATGAAGGAATCCAAACGCTGGCATCTCAATGCAATGAGATGAACCAACTCATGTCGCAAGCACGTGCAACCAATGTTGCATCCGAGCCAACAATCTCTCTCCAAAAGAACATGGAGGCACTTCGCCAGAAAATCCTTTCATTGTCCCAAGACATTTCAATGATTCGAGAAGCACACGCTTCAATTGCACAAATGCAACCTCTTGCACCAGTCCAGCCTAACGACCCAATGATGGCTTCGCAAGAGCAACAACCACCAATGAACCCAATGGGTGGCGGCATGGGCGGTATGGGCGGCATGGGAGGCATGGGCGTATGAGCGATGAACAAGAACACATTGACATTCTCAAAGAATTGGTTTCCGAAGTCCGTGTGCTAAACCAACGTGTTCAAGCACTTGAGGCCGAGAACAATACGCTGGCAAAAGCCATGAACGACCCTGAGATGCTTATGCGTAAGCAGGGTTGGAAGAAGTTCACAACCCCTCATGCTGAGGAAACCTTTGACCCGTTGAACCGTCAAGTTCCAATTGATAACACGCCCTTTTCAGGAAGTGGCGACCTATTCCTCAAGTCAAGAGATCAAGTTCTTGAAGAATGGAAAGATGCTGAAAAGGCGGTGAGGGCATGAGCGCACAATGGTTTAACCCACTTGAAGAAACCGCAGAAGGTCGTTTGTTGAAAGACGTTCAAGACCTCTTGAAAGAAGTCAAGAACAAGGATAAAGCCGATCTTGACAAAGACGGCAAATTGTCTGGCTACGAAAAGAAACGTGCAAAGGCGATTGAGTCCTCAATGGCTAAGGACGGCTACAAATCAGATCGTGGTCAAAAGCCAGCACCCAAGTTGCCGAGTTCAAAGGGCAGCAAGACGGTGATAAAGTTTGACATGTCCGACAATTGCCCCAATTGTGGTGCAAACCCGCATGAAGAATGTGGGAAAATGGGCATGAACCATGAAATGCGAGCAATTGATTGCATGAAGAATCCTATCGCCTTTGACTCTCGATTTGATGATGCAAGGCAGCATTCCATCCTTGAACACGTTGATGAAGGACATGGTTCAATGCTCATCGCACGTTCCGATTCAAAGAACACCGAATGCTCAATGTGCATGAGCGAGATTGGAAAGAACCAAGACTGTTCAATGTGCATGAGCGAAGTCTCAAAAGCCGACATGGATGAGAAGAACAAATACTGTCAAAAGCACTTTGGATGCAATTATTCCCAATGCACATCTAAACAAAAGGCACAATGCGACAGGGAATGTGGCAAGGAACTCAAAAAATACAGTCAAGAGTCAAGCGTTGAGAACCTATTCCCTCGCTTCCAAAACGTGGATGGCGGAATGCCAGTCAATGCACATGGATTCACAACCAGGGGAACATACCCCGCAACCAATGACGGCCCTAAGAAATCCATTGTGAGCGAAACGGCAAAAATGCCAGCATTCGCTAAGACGGAATACACCCCAAAGGGAAGCAGCCTACACATGCACTACAACGATGCTGGCGGCACACGTGCTAATCCACCAAACATTGACACCATCGAGCAACGCCTTGCATCCTTGACCAAACATGCTGGTCGCAACAATTTGGGAATGATCGGTGAAATTGAAGGGTTGTTGAAGCAGGTTAAAGACCATCTCGCCAAAGCCGAAGGTTGTAGGCGTTGCCAAGATGAATCCGACGATTTTTTCGATACGGTGGACTTTGGGCGAATCTGTTCCGACTGTTATGAGGAATTGGATGATGAGGGACGCATCAAAACGTATCGTTGAAGGTGGTCTTTTGCATGACAACAGAATTGGATAGGATTCGCACCGACGCAATCATTTCAATTCACAAAGCATCCGATTTTGATTTCAAAGAATACGTCAAGCACCTCCCTGCTGAAAACATCAGCAAAGAGGACATGGCGACTATGCTTGGGGGTATGCAACCCCAAATGCCTGAATACCGAATGACGGATTTATCAGCACCAATGGCTGTTTCACAAATGAAAATACCTTCACACAATGACTTCTTGGCTGGACATACAAAGGTTTCAAACAACCCGTTAGCGGATTGGCCTTCGGCATCACCTGAAAACCAATTTGGAAAACACCACCCATTCGGCATGGAATCAAACAGTTGCCCTTTGTTGCATGGTTCGGCATGGGGAAAACCCGCCTATGCTGAACAACTGGCAAATCTCATGCCTGAATTGAAAAACATCGCTGAACGTGAAAGGAGGCTTGCATTTGAACCTTCTCGATATGGTGAGCCAAAGGAGAGCCTACATGACTTGATGATTCGTGATCGCAACCGATACCGCAACCATTCGGATGAAGAATATACAAACGGCAAAATTACCGAATGGGAAAAACGATTGGGATTGTTGCCGTATTTGTTTGGCCTTGAATATCAAACAGAAGATCAACGTGAGCAATTTCTTGGCATTTTGAGAAACATGGCTACAAAGAAGAACATGAACTCACCAGATTCAAGATTCCTCCAAAACAAAATGCAGGAAAAAGCGGGTATTTCATGGGGTCGTGCAATGCGTTCCTTCCGAGCCAGATTCATTCCTCTCCTTCAATGGTGGCAACGTGCAAGTGATCGGCATGGCCCTATTTCCCCTGCTCAAATGCAAAGCGATTTGTTCAAATCGGAAAGTGCCGACTTACACTTTGTCAGCCCTTATGTGGTGATACCTCCCTCTCAAATTGAAGAATCATTCACGCACCATTGGTGGGACATTTACCAGCCTTGGGGTGGTGTTGGCCGTGATTACAAATCATTGCATGATATTTTGAAGCAATCATACCCAAAGGTGTTTGATAGCGACTGGATGGACGAAACCTTGGTGGGTATTTCAGCATCCATGCTTGATTCCTACAACACCGATGGAGGAAGCCACTTTCCACACCTCATTAACAATGATGAGGCGCAGGGGCATCCATCTCATGCCGCTTTGAAATCTAATTTCAAGGATGCTAATTTCTTTGAGAATCGAAGGGCAAATTGGAGTCATGCTTCAAATCTCCACTTCCTACACCCAAGCGAGGTTCAAGGTCAAGGTGGACGCATGATAGTTCCATCCGATCAAATGATGATGAGTCGGCTTGGACGTTCATTAGCGGGTCAAGCCGATATGGGTTCTCCGAGAATTGGAATGTTCCGTGAAGAACACCCCTCATCAAGTTCAGGTTATTGGGATAGCCACAACGCTTTGTTTGCCGCAAACGACATGCACATGGGCAAAGTTATGAACAACATGGCGCAACAAGTTATGAAGCAATTTGGTTCTGGCATCATCAACCCTGCTGATCCAACCAACATGGAACAGGCAACGTTGGCACGTGGAAACCTTCAACAATTGGCTGCTGCCGCCGACTTCGCCATGAAGAAAGTGAACATGGGGGAGGAATACCGAGCCTTAGCACCGATTGTTGAGAACGGCAATGTGGGAATGAAAATCAAGAACATTGGCCCCGTTCATCCTACTTCATTTGCTACAACTCCCCCCACCTACAACACAGGCAACACCCACCTTTGGGGCCATGAAATGCCAGCGAGTCTCACATGGAAACATGACCCTCAAAGCGGGGGAATCTCCTTTGGAATGGCCGAGGAACCGTTCAACATTATGCAACGAACAGTCCATGAAAACAAAATCAAGGCGGTTTTGCCCTCTTTACTTGAAAGCAACATCATGCCTAAGCAAAAGGACATTCATGCACTATCGGCATTGGATAGCCGAGGACTTTCACCTATCGCCACAGGAAGTCTGTTGAAGGCTGATGATTATAAGCCAACAGGTGTGTTCACAACCAAAATCATTCCCGCCTACACCATCCACAAGTTGGACGATATGGAAAAGTTGCGTGGATTTTCAGGTGATTGGGTCGTTCAAAAAATGCCGAAGGGTGAACGGGTCTTTGTTGAAAAGAAGGGCAACCACTTGAAAGGTGGCAAGTTGCCTGGTGGCGTAAAGAAGGAATTGCGTGATATGACTGGCGATTTCACCTTTGATGCGTATTTGGATGGCGACACTTTACACGTTGTTGATTTGCTGGTTCACAAAGGAACAGACCTACACCTTGAACCGCTTGACGACAGAATCAATGCCCTTCGAACACTTTACGACTCAACAGAACACGTTCACTTCCCCATGCCAACCAATTGTGTTTCCACCGACCATGAGGGGTTGGATAAAGCCATCAGCAATTTTGATGAGGACGAATTGTTGATTCGTGATTCATGTTCAACTTTCATGAAGGAAAAGGAAGTTCACCCAAAGTGGATTCGCTATGCTAAAGAATCAATCGCTAAGGCGTTTTATCCTCCAATGCCAGAAGTGGTTGTTTATCCAAACAAAATCAAGTTGTGTTATCCTTCCATTCTTGACCCTGTGATTGTAAAAGGGTCTTTTGATGGAATGGGCTTTGACATTGAAGGGCTTGAAGGCAATGATTCCATCATGTCAAAGGCAATCCGTGATATGCCCCTTTGGAGTCCAGTCGCAATCAGTCTGTTGAAAGAAGGTGCGGCAGCATCGGGTGGTGGCTCAAGTGGTGGTGCATTTACCTCAAGTGATACAGGAGGTTTCAATCCAATTCATTCAAAACCGAAGCGAAAGCGACCACGTGAGTTGAAAATCGCAAAAGAAACCATCCTACGTGCGCCATCAATTATTGGCGAGGATGAGGAAGGCGATAATGTGGCTCACACCATGAAACACGCTCGACGTGCTATCACCGAAGATGATACGGCAAAAACAACTGAGCAATTGTTGGAAAAGGTGAAAGGACTCAACAAAAAAATGCTTGAGATGTTCTCAGGTGAATATGGCCTTGAGCGAACCGAAGAAGGCAAGTGGACTGTCAATGAAGCAATTGACGACGACATCATAGAGAATATGTTTCCACGTATGAATCGCATTTCACCTGATGGTGGGGCGTGGGCTGGAATGCAAGCCGACATCACCGCACCAAGAGGACCAACTGAACTGATTGAGGATAGCGGAACTACGTTTTACGATCCCAAAGAAGGTGAAGAGGTTGAAGAAATCCCAATGAAGCATTTGCGAGTCAAAGATGAGGCAAATGGAGAAGAAGCCACAATTGACATTGAGAATGGTCAAGCCACCCTTCGTATGCCGTTGAAAACGCAACAGGAAATGGCTGATGAGCAAGAAGTTCAACCAGATGATAGGTCCGAAGCCGAAGAGATATGAACCATATCCCTTCATATAGGACTACATTAAATCGAAAGGACAATGGCGACCACACTCGACCTTCAAACGGCATCGTGGAATGCCGAAGGTTCGGACTTCTTGTTGAAGTCTGTTGGAAGTGCTGGTGAACTTTACGTCGCTGGCTACGCATCTGTTGATATGGTGGACAAGCAAGGAGATAGAATCCCTACCGCCGCACTAAAGAAGGCATTCGGCCAATTCATGGATAACAAAGCGTTTCGAAATGTTCAGTTGGCTCATTCTGGTATTCAAGTTGGTGAGGTCGTTGCAGACCACACCGATTCCCAAGGTCGTGTTTGGAAGTCCGAAGTGGACGACCACGGCCTGTTCGTCGTGTGCAAAATCCGCAACGACATTCAAAAAGCACGTGAAGTGCAAAAGCAAATCCGCAATGGCGATTTGCGAGCGTTCTCGATTGGCGGTCAAGCCTTGTTTCGTGTTAGCAAAACGACACCAGAACTTGGAAGCCATCGAGAGATTACCGATCTTGAATTGCATGAAATTACGCTATGCAAGAAAGGTATCAACCCCGAATCAACCTACACAATACTGAAAATGGAAGATGATAACATGAGCAACACAGAAGTTTTGAACGAAATTAAGGCTGGACTGAGCGAAGTTCTCAAAGAACTGAGCGAAAAAGAAGAAACCAAAGAGGACAAATCCTACAAAGAGGACAAATCCTACAAAGGCGACATGATGCGAGAAGAGGAAGAGGGACACACCCAAAAGTCCGAAGAAGCAGCCCTTGACTACATCACCACACTTGAGAAGTTTGCTCACGAATCTGGTGTGGACTTGAACGGCCTTCGTGATCACTTCGGTTTGGAGAAGGCTTACCTTCTCGAACAAGGTCGTGGCGGCTACTCTCACCGTGGACAAGGTGATGAAGTCGGGTCTGGCGAGGATGCTTCCGAGCCAGCATACCCCTCCCTTCCAAGTCCTGGTGGCAACCAATACGTCATCAAATCCCCAAGTGTTCCAAACATGAACATGAATGCACCTTCTGGCAACCAAAACGTTGTGAAGTCCTTGACTCCTGAGATGTTGGAGAAGGGCTACCGCACCTACGCTGCTCTCCGTGATGAAGAAGCAGTTAAGGGACTGGTTGAGAAGGAATGGCAAGACCGCTACCACGCTGAAACGGCTCACGCTCTTGAAGTTCGCAAGCAAAACGATGTTGGAGTCCAACTGAACTCCCTACGTGAAGAGATTGCTATGCTCAAGTCCGAGAACGCATCCCTACAAAAGAGCGAAGTTGCACCTTCGACTCCTTCCACCTCCATTCGTGTGCCAACACATGGCGAGTTTGCCCAGATGGGCAATGACCTTGATGGCTGGCGAGCAGCAGAAGCACTTGCTCAACGTGCGTTGCGAGGCGAATGAAACAACAACATGGAGATGATGAAAAATGACGCAAGGCTACATTCGAACAATTGAAGATATGGAACGGCTCTATTACGGGGCTGGCGCAGGAACCAACGCATGGGCTTATTCGGGAACGGATTTGCTCAAGGCCGACAGTCCCTTGATGTCCTCCACTTCTGGAACCTACCAAGCGATCTTTGGCCGCAAGGTCTGGTCGCAACTGAACCAAGAGTTCAACGCATTCTCCATTCTCCCCAAGAAACCTTGGGAGAAGTCGGGATGGCGTGTCGTGACGGGCAAGCCCGATGATGCCGTCGGACTTCCTGAAAACGGAACGCTACCAGACTCCACCAAGCCAACCTTCGAAGAGGTTTCCACGAAACCCAAGACGGTTGCTTCCAAGTTTGACCTCAGCGAAACCGCCATGTTCCTTGCCGACAAGGATGATGGTTTGGGCGATGCAAGAGCCGTTATCAAAATGGAAATGTCCAAGTCTCACGCCGAGAGCATCAACAAAATGCTTCTCAAGGACATTGACACGACGGCAGGAAACACCTTTGAGTCCATTGACCGAGCCACCTCGTCGTCTTTGACTGAAACCGCCGCTTTTGCCGACGTTTCGGCTCTTGCCGACCACAACATGTATTCCATCACCCGCAACTCAACGGGAACTCGAAGTTGGTTTGATGCAAACGTGGATGCTGGCGCAACTGGGGCCGAGCGACCTCTCACCCTCAACATTCTTGACGGCATGTTCCGTGAAGTCTGGGAACGTGGTGGTCAGCCCAAGGTCATTCTCACGGGCTACGACACCATCGAGAAAATCCAACAACTCTTGCAGCCTCAGCAACGATTCACCGAGATGAAGCGTGTTTCTCCATCCGTGAACGGCGTTCAAGGAATCCCAGGCATGGAGGGCGGCTTCGTTGTCGCCACCTACAACGGCGTTCCAATCATCCCTGCAAAGGACGTTCACAACCCATCTGGCGGAATCAGCCGCATTTACATGCTCGACACCGACTACATGTATTTCTGCACCGCCAAGCCCACGCTTTACCATGAGTCGGGCATTGAAACGGGCGACCCCTTCGGCATCAACCGTTTGGGACAGGTCGGCCTCTTCCACACGATGGGCGAACTTTGGCAACTCTTCTATGGCGCACACGGCAAAATCCGTGATTTGAGCGCATGAGGACAAAAAAAAAATGGAGATGATGAAAAATGGCAAGCGCAAATCTTACCGAAGCAAGCACCTCAGTTGTATTCAGCCTTCCAATGTGGGCTGGTGTGGCTGATCAAGACAACACCGCATGGCTGCAATCGCCCATTGGCTCAAACGCAGCCATTGGTGCAATCAACATGGGTTGCGTGGATGTAGTGGCTACTGCTGCAACAACCACCACCACCCTTGACTTTGCAGACTCGGACACCCCAACTGCGGTCCTCAACCGAATTAACCCCACCCAGATTATTGCCGTCCTCTCGGTTGTCAATTCATCTGATGCGGCGGCTGGCGACATTCCCAACATCGGATTCGGTGCAAAGACCATCAGTTTTGATTCCGATACTGGCGGCGATGGCGACACCCACCGAATTGTGTTCCTTTACCGTTGAGGTGTTCCCTGATGGGAATTAAGGTCGAATACGTGGGCGCACGTTCATACACCGAGTTCCGCTATGGCGGCAAGTCTGTTGGCTTTGCACGTGGCATGGTTCGTGAACTCGATGATGAAGCAATCCCCACCATTCGCCAACTTGTGGATAGCGGTTCAAACATGTGGAGAATCATTGACGATGCACCTTCCCAGACAGAAGCCATGAAAGCAACCATCGAGCCTACGGTTGAAGAAACCGTTGTTGAAGAGGAAGAATCCACCGACGTTGATTACGCTTCAATGACAAGGGCTGCTCTCATGTCCTTAGCAAAGGAACGTGGACACACCATCAAGAACACCACGAAGAAAGCAGATCTGGTTGAACTTTTGTCGGCATAGGTAGGTGTCCGACATGACGAACAACCGTGAATCACTTACTGATGGCGACTTCTATTTGAGTCGTTGCCGTGTTAATCGCCACGTCATTGAATTGACAGGGGGAGAAGCCAAACAGGTTTCTTTGAACGGCAAAATATCAAAAGTCGTTGTTGATGCCTCCGATGCTGCGTTGGCACTTGGTTCTGGGAATCATGGACGTTTCCAACTCTTGATGGACGTTGAGGATGGGGGCGGAAACGAAATCCCTTATTTTGACATAATCGGCAAATTGAATTACACAGGTGCGGGTTCGGGTCAAGTTGCCTTGCTTGAGGTATCGCCTGGTTCCAACAAAGGAACTGGTTCGACCAAGAACTCATTGCACTTCTCAATCACTACTACATCGGCTGCTGAGTCTAACGGTGTAGCGATAGATGAACCCGCCGCATGGAATGGTCTTGTGTGCGGGAAGGTAAGGGTCGTTTGCGATATTGACCCTGGGGCTGTTGGCGTGATTCTTGATCCTGCCGCAACTATTCGTGTCATAATCCTTCTTGAATAGAGCATTTTTTGGGGAAGGGATATAAACAACCACACAATGAGGAATTAACATGGCACTAACCGTTTCTCAGCCACGCCGACAGTCCGTAAATGGAAGCATGATTACCGTTCACCTTGAAATCACCCCCGATACTTCGTGGTTGGCTGCTGGTGAGGCTCTTGACCTAACCACCTACGTTCCAATCCTTGAGTCAATTGTCCTCGATGGTAGCGCAACTGGCTATGTTTGGCAATACGACCACACCAACAAGAAATTGCTTGCCTTTGAAGCGGGTTCTGATGGTGATGCTTTGGATGCCGTCGCTGATGCAACCAACCTTTCATCTCACACGGTTCGAATCACCGTTTCAGGCCGACGTGCATGATGGGGGATGCCCCATGCCACGATTTGAAATTGCAGATTTTGACCTTGAAACGTCAATTGAAATCAAGAAACGTCGCAACACACGTATGTTTGAACTCATGACCTCTCAAGGGTCAATTGCTGAGGATCAATCACCATTTAGCCGTGAGAACATGGCTAAGGCTCAATCTCGCTTTGTGAAGATAAACAAACATGAAGCGAGGGATATTCAAAATATCGGCTCAGGAACACGTTGCACATCATGTGGACTACTCCACTTTTTGTGGACTCCTGAATGTGCCGTTTGTGGAGAACCAATGCACTTCAACTTAGGAGGACATCACCAATGAGCGATGATAAACCATACGACGATGTAAAGCCGAAAGAGGACAAATACGGCATGATGAAGCCGAAGAAAAAGACTCCACGTGAAGTCATGATGGAAACCCCCCCTCAAAAAATGAAGAAGGATAAGCCTTTCACAAAAGCATGGGACGATCTCATCAAGTTCGGTGATTGCCCCGTTTGTGTGGGCGACCCAATGGCTTGTCCTACTCCTGATGTTCCAGCATCGGCTTGTCCAACTCGAAGAAACGCAATCAAACACATGATGCGAGGAAAGGGCGCACGACCCCCAATGGTTCTCCGTGATTAAAGGGGGAACATAATTGCCGCAATCATTCAATCCAGGTCATAGGCCAAGTTCACCATTACACCCTGATGAACTGGTTTATTGCTCGGTTGATGATGTGGCGAACTTTCTTCAACTTCCGCTTCCCGACCCCGTAGCGTTATCAGGAGATAGCATCGTTGATGGCGACAATTTGAAGTTGCCAATCACAGGTGCAAATTATCGTCGTTGGAAAATTGAGAAGGACACCTCAATTACCGTTTATGATGATGCAAATGCACTTGGGGAAACCTACACCGTTTTGAACGTTGAAAGTGGTGGAAGTGGCAACGTCAATATCATTGTTGTCCAAGTGGCAAGTGAAACGTTCACAACCGCCAATAGCGCACAAATCCAAGTCAATTCAGCCTTTACCAACTCCAAAGAGCGAGGCTTAACCAAATCACAGGTTGAAACGCTCATTCGTGAGAAGCAAGATTACATAGACACGGTTTGCCGCATGTCATGGCGACCCCAATTGGTTTCCGATGAATACCAAAACTTCACTACATTCAAGCCATATCGCCGCAGGTATTACACGGATTATGTCGGTGCGGTCTATTTGAGGAACAGATCGGTTCAACGTATTCTTCGACTGAGCGTGTGGCAAGGCGACAAATACCGAGAGTTGGGTTCATCTGTTATTAGAATGGCCGTCAAGTCTGTTGAGATGGGGGCCAGCGATAAATTGTTCATTTGCCCTGCTGTGGTTCATACGGCCACGCTACAACGTGGCAAGACCTCGACCACGTGGGACGGGGATTTTGGCGACAAAACAACCGCACAAAACATTGCGAACCTCATCAACAAGGATAAAGCCACCAGTCGTGGTGATATTGCGATTGGAACGCTTCAAGAGAACAGCAAGCAACTTAACGTGCATGATGAGTTCTTGGCAACCGCCAATAGCGATGAGGGGGATGGCATCGTTATGCTATCGTCCATGCGCTCAACCGAAGAAGGCGAGGACATCACCATCGCTACAAACAACCCCAATTCTTTTGAGTTCTCATTGGGGTTAGACATAGAAAGCACCATTACAAACGTTGCTGGCTCAACCTTTACCGTAAGCAATGGAGAAACGTTCACCAAGCGTGAAGGGCTGGTCTTTTACACCACAGGGGGAGGAACAACCTATGTTGCTCGATGTAGCCGTGTTGGAAACGTATTTACAGTCAATGACGACACCTTGACCACAGGTTTTGTAGCAAACCTCGCCAACGATCTTGTTGTGAAGCAGTTGAGGTTGAAAACCGATGTCATAGATGAAGCCCGTCAAAAGGATTGGTGGTCAATGGAGGACAACGGGGCAATTATGTTCAACAACCAATACCCGTTCTATGAAAACCATTCTTTGAAGGTGTCCTACATTTATGGCGAGCGTTATTTGGATAAGGTGATTAAAGAGGCTTGCATCAAGTTGGTGTGCATGGACATTTACCTTACCGATGATTACACGGTGCTTTTCCCAGAAGGAACCAGCAACATTGACCTTAATGCAAAAGTGCAGAAGTTGGATGAAGAAGTGAAGCGTATGCTCATTCCGTATCAAGAGTCCATCATCGTTGCAGGGATGGGTGGTTGAATGCTTTACAAGTTCATGGAGGACTACTGCAAAGAGTTGAAGAAGTCCTTCAAAGCCCTTGAAAAATCAACAAAAGCAGCCATCAAGGGTGAGCCAAAATATCGGGACGGCCTCAAAGAACGTGAAGAAAAGTTGGTTGAGATTGACGGCATCTCTATGACTGATGAAGATATAGAGGTGAATGTGGCAACACAGGCGCAATCAAGCCCATACCGCCGAAAGGTGAATGAGGATGCTCAACGTGTTTTGAAGGTGATGAAGGATGGCTAAGGATGCACTTCTCGCTATTCGGGATTTGCTCGATTCCAATTGGAACGTATCGCCCAAGCCATCCATTGAGGACATCACGGTTTTGGACAAAGGCGAGGGGAAACGTGGTCGCCTTCAAGACCATGACATCATCCGTATTTTTGAAACGGCACATAACGAGGCTCAACCAGAACTGTTGTTTGATTTTGTGAATATCAACGTCAATCTCACCATTGATATTCGCACCGTTAAGAGTCGAGAGCGACTATCTGCATTGAGGGATGAGGTTCGGCGCATCCTTCATAAGCACAGAAAGGGCAACAATAACGACTTTGACAGGGTTATATTCAAGACGAGAACGGATTTGTCGGACCGTAGCAAGAGGTTCTTTCGTTATACAATGCAATGCGAAGTTGCGATTTTTGCCGATACGTTAGAAACGATTACATGAGGAATGAAACATGGTTGGAACAATTTTTAAGGGCGACGTAGCCGAAGTGTCATGGGGCAAAGAAACGGGTCTTATGGCTCAAGGAACAGGTTCAGCGACAGGTTTTGCTCATACGACCACATCAGGCAACACCAGCCTTCTTACAATCGGAACTGGCGTTTATTGGCACACAGGATCGGGAACTGATGTTGAGATTCCCGACAACGCATTGGTCGGTTGCATCCTTCGCATCACAGGCGGGGGCAATTTTACCGCCGACGACTACGCATCAACTCGACGCACGTATTATGTCATTGCGAATGACACCACGGCAGGAACAATCACCGTTCAACCAGCATTGGCTACGAATGCAGCGACAAATGGTCTAACAACCGACATTTTGGTGCTTGACACCAACCGTTGCCCAACCTTTGAATCGGCCATGACTGATGCAGCACAACAGGTCAAGACCGACCAATTCTTCGGACTTCTTGACAATTTCTCCCTCCCTGAGCCTGAGATTGATGTTCGCAAGCAACACATTGTCGGCATGGGCCGTGATGTGAACGTCCTCACAAGTGGTCGTGAAACCCTTGCTGGCGGTTCTTTCACCCTCAATGCTCACACCCTGCGTTGGATGAAATATGCGCTTGGAGGCCACGTGGCAAAGAGCAAGGGTGAGTTCGCTGAGGTGAGCGACAATTCCGATGGTTCAATCACCGATGCTGAATTGCCTCTCAACATCAAACAAACAACGTCTTTGGTTTATCGTGTTCGTGCTTATGGCGGCGCAACTCAAGACGACTTGACAGGAATTACCGCCGCAAACAAATTGTCTGGCCTCAACGCAGCGACAATTTCAAATGGCGATAACTTGCTAATCGGTAGCAAAACCGCCAGCGATACGGGAACTGAGATTACTTCCACCGTTGCTCTTGACTCAAGCCATGAAGTCATTGACTCAACGAATGGAGGCATTTTCAAAACCTTGAGTTCTGGTGGTGAGCCTCTTTATGGTTCATTCTCAACGATTGCTGGTGATGTCCTCACAACTGACACCATCGTTGGTGGTTCAGGTTATTCGGGTGGAACAGGTGTAGCGACAACAGGCGGAACTGGAACTGGTTTGACTGTGAACACCACCGTTAGCACAGGTGCAATAACTGGTATTGCCATCAACGCTGCTGGCTCAGGCTACACCGTAGGCGACATAATCACCGTATCTGGTGGTGGCGGGAATGGAACATTCCGTGTTGCGACAGTTGATGAAAAGGTCTTGAGAGGTGTTGCCGACATTGATACAAACGCAAAAACGCAAGGTCAAGCCGCAGATCATGTGGTCTATTTGCTCGCCCCTCTTCAAGCCGCAATTGCTCGACGTGATGTGCGAGTCAATCTCGGTTCAACAACTGCTGGAAAGTTCGTTGCTGGCGACTACATTCAAATCGTGGATAAGGACACGCATTCAATCCCAGGTCAAGACGACACCCTCCCAACGGTGTTCAAGAATGAAATCCGCAGGGTTATTGCCGTTGATGGTGCTTACGTCTATGTTGAAGAACCATTCTTCTTTGCACATTCTGTTGGATCGGTGGGCGTTGAAAGACTCCAATACGCATCCGATGATGCAAGAGGAAGCCCAAACATCGTTTCAACAACCAAAGAACTTCAATTTGGTGTTGAACACACCCTATTTGGCGATACTTCACTTCCAACGTTTATGATTGAGCAATCATTCCGAAGGGACAACGCAACGCCTGGAACTGAGCAGTTGCTACGCCTTTACAATGGATGCAAAGTGGGCGGTATGTCCTTCTCAGCAAACACCGAAGGCGAGGTCAAGTTGCAGGTTGATTATGAGGGTGGCCGACACTATACCGACACGGCAAGTGCGTTCACCCCACACCGCATGTTTGAGAACACGGCAAACACCGCCATTAACCGCAAAGCATCTGGCATTGCCGTCAATGGTGAAAAGCCGTATCTATTCCAAGACCTCTCCTTTGAGGTGTTCGGACGGCCTGTGTTGCGAGCAACCCAAATTGAGTTCTCCATCAATAACTCCAACGCTGCCCGACACTTCATTCGTGGATATGAGGGCAACACCACCGATAATGACCAAGTTCAGTTGGGCGGTGTGCAGATGCCTCTTGACATCACCGAAGCACAACGAGAATACACCTTCTCCTTTAGCGCAATGATTGAGGACGACCAACTGTGGGAACAGATTCGAACCCGCAAGCACCATCAAAACACAAATGACATCACCTTGACCATGAAGAAGCGTGGAAGCAATAGCACACGTGAAAACGCTACAATCACCATTGAGGACTACACTATCACAAAAGCCGACCACCAAATGCCTGATGATAAAGGGGCAGTTATCGTGCAAGTCGAATTGGTGGTTCGCCACCTAAAAGTTGTGGAGAACTCGATTTATTTCACGCTTTGATGATGAGGCTTTAAGACAAAAGAATGCAACGGTGATATAATGAGATTGACTGGAACTGTGAATGTTGATGGAAAGCGTGTGGCTTTGGATTGGAAAATTGATGGCGTGTCGGTAAAGGCTGGTCCTGGTCTTTCAGCCGACAATGTGAAGGTTCACACTTCACTACCCAACTTGGCAAAAGCAATGCCTGGTGAGCCAGCACCGATTGAAGAAGTTGTTTCACACCGATATGATGCAATGAACGTTTCCGAACTCCGCATTGAACTTGAACGTCGTGGCTTGCCTGTTTCTGGAAAGAAAGCCGATCTCGTTGGACTCTTGATTGAGTCGGACTCCATCGGTGAAGAACCCGAAGAAGTTGTTGAAGAAGGAGAGGAAGAGGTTGTCGAATAATCCCTTCACCCTCAGCAGCACACCTCAACGGCATGAATTGGAAACACCAGTCGGCACGTTGGTTGTTTTTGTCAAGCCTCTTTCATGGATTGAGCAGCAAGAGGCCATGTCCCAATTTGTTTCATTCAAGACTGGTGCTGATGGCGAAGTCGCACCCAACATTGACCTTGGCGGCTATTGGCGATACGTTCTCACCAACTGCATAACCAAGACTGAACCGACATTGAGCAAGAAGGATTTGCTCAACCTCACCCCTGAAGTGGGCGACGTTATCCGAACAGTCCTCCCTGACTTGAATGACATCATCGGGCAATTTGCTGGCGGTGCTGACCCTTTGGGCTAACCTACGAGGATTTGGTCTTGTTCCTCGATGAAGAAACGCCCGAAAGCGAAAGGCCAGAACTCAACGTTCAACAGGCAACCATCCTGTCGTATCAGGCCATCACGTTTGGATTGGGAACTCATTTCAATTGCCCCCCTCACCTTTGGGACGACCAACCACCAGATCGCGTCATGCTTGACTACATGATAATGCGAGCAGCCAACGACAAAAAGGCTGAAATGCTTGACCGAATGAAAAAAGAGGCTGAAAGGCAAATGAAACACGGAAGAGGCAATAAGGGGCAACCACTACGCACAACAAGTGATGCTGACTTTTTCGAGCGTCATAATGCAAAAATGATGGGTGAATAGGATGGCTGACGAACTCAACAAGTTCCTTACGAGTCAAGCGAGGCTGAATACGCTTGCTAAGGAACAGGGGAAGTCAATGAACCTGTTGAACGTGCGATATAAATTGCTGAACAAGGTTCTTGGGCCATTTTACACGAAATACATTGACCTCAAAAACGGAATGGAAACCGCAAGTGATGTTTTCAAAATGGCAATTGGACAGGTAGGGAAATTGGGCGAAGCATTCAAAATTGCCTTGAAGCCACTTACCGCAACGCTTGGTGTGTTCAAAAAAATAACGACGATAATGACGTTTGTTTTGGGCGCATTTGCCTTAGTTGGGGGGGCGGTGTTCCTGCTCACAAAACACTTTGGAGGCGGTGAACTTGCACTTTCAAGTTTCCAATCGGTGATTGAATCAGGGAAAAAGGTGCTTGAAACATTCAAAAGTGCATTTTTCGGATTGATTGAAACATTGGGGGGGCTTGACTACGAAAGCATTGTTGCGGCTCTCATGCCTTCACTTGAGGGGGCTATGGCGGTTCTGGCACAAATCATGATTCTTTGGCATTCGTTGATGAACGCAATGATTGAGGGCATTGGAACCCTTGTCGCAACCTTACAAGAAGCAGGATTTTTCCAAAAGGCTTCGGATGCTTTCAATGCGTTGATGGCGATTCTTGGTGCGGCGTTTGTGGTTGCCGTGGATGCCATCGAAAAAATAGGTGAAGTGGTGGTCAAAATCACAAGAGGAATTATGAAGGTTGTCAATGGAATTATCAGTTTCCTTTTCAATAGCGGCCTCATTGACTTTGCGATCACGGTTGTGAAATACGTCGTGGTCATAAACGTCGCAATTGCCGTTCTTGCTGGTGCATTCCTTAAATTATTCTTCCGTGTTTGGGGGCAACTCGGACCGCCTTTGATTCGCTTTGTTGCGGCTTTCTTTGGATTCCTTGAGCCAATTATTCGCATTATCACAGGCATTTTGGGTTTGGTCATGGAAGCCATTATGGGGCTTATCATGTGGTTGTTGCCTTACATCACAACCGCTATGGATGGGATGATGGTTATTCTTCAACCAATCATTGATGCTATCACGTTCATTCTTGATGGTGCAAGCAAAGCATTGGAGTTTGGAGGCAACTTGATAGGCGGTGCTGCTGACCTCTTAGGATTCAGCGATGGTGGAGTCGCCACAGGGCCAACAAGTGGCTATCCTGTGGCTTTACACGGAACTGAGGCGGTTGTTCCCCTCCCTGATGGTCGAACCATCCCCGTATCAATCAAAGGCGATGTTGGCGGTGGAGGGCAAACAAACAACATCAACATCAGCGTAAGCGGTGGAGGCAACGCAAGGGAAATCGCAAAGGCCGTGAGCGATGAAGTGAGCAAGGTTCTTCGCAACCGTTCAAGAGGCGGCAACTTCACAAGGGGTGTGATGTGATATGCCTATGATTCAACTTATTCGAAGAGATAGCACCATCATTGAACTTGAAGCAACGGACATTCAATTTTCTTTTCTTCGAAAGGTTTTGGTTCACACGGTTCCTCTTCTCGCTACACGTGCTGCTTTGGACTTGAACACGCCAGAAGTTGGAATCACGATAAATGGAATCATCACCGACGATGAACAGGCAAAAGGCGACTCATCGGCTGAAATGACCCTTGACCTGTCGTTAGCGTTTGGATCGGCGGGTGCTGGCTCTTGGTATCAATCCCTTGATACGACATGGGCAAGCGTCAAGACTGAGATGGATGGGGCATCAATCAAGTTCTCAACGAAAGGACAAATTGATGCAGACCTTGGCGAAAGCATTGAGTTGCAGTTGAAGAATGGAAGTGGTTCAAACGTTGTGGCTACGGCCAGCATAATTTACGCCAACATTTCCTCCACCACCAACACAAGTGGGGTGTCGTCGGCAATCAAGACGGCTTTAGAAGCGGCCAGCATCAAGGTCAATGGCTCAACTGTGGCTTTTACAACTGAGGCTACGGTATCAACAAAAGCAGGGCAAGCGGCATCTGTTTCTTATCACAACCAAAATGGTTCGACAGGTGCTTACACCGATGAAATGCTGGTTGTCAAAAACAAAGCAACAGGGGCAAACGGCAATTCCACCGTGGCGGTTCGGAAAATCGCCAGTTCAAGTTCAACCAATTGGACAAAGCAATTCTTTGTTTCCGACTTTTCAGGTGGCGTTGATGGTGTCAAAATGACACGTGGAGATAAATTGCAGGATTTAATCAACTCAATTACAAATCCAAGTGCTGGTGGTGCGCTCATCAGTCCCAACGTATTGACAGGATCGCTGATTGACCTTCCAGATTCCATAGCCTCTTTTGACTCAGCACAATTCCTCCGCATTGACCAAGCAAAGGCCGTCAAAAAATACATCATCGGTGTTCGCATACCGTATGAGTCCATTGTTTCATCAACGTCTGGCAACAGGGAGTTGCGACAGTTCTTGATTCCAGCAGGACCAGGAACAGACCATAGCGCAGAATCAAACACACAAGACTTTGACCCTGTGGAAATCATCAACAACAAACCAGTTCGACCAAATCCATTCTTGCAGCAAGGCGTTGCCATTCCTTGTGTTGTTCAGGGTTTTGATCCAGGCTATGAAGCGGGTGATTCCGTATGGACCTATCAAATCACCTTGATGCCTGTTGAATAGTTGGTGGGATTGTGAAATGGGCTTGCACAAAATACGAAGCAAGGCCATTCGTTTCAATGGTTTCACCGATGGAATAATCGTTCCAACAGGGCAGAACAAAGAATCAGGGGTGAACCTTCTCCGACCAACCTATGCGGGTGGTGCGGCGACAACAAAAAGCGATGCAACCAAAATCGGCAGGTTGCACCTTCCAACCGAAACAAATCCGTTGAACCGCATTCTTGGGCCGTTCACCATTGATGCCTTCATTGTTCCCAATTATGGTGGAACCGTGGTGGTGAAACCGAAGTGCTTTGAGTTGAAAGTCGGCCACCCTTTCAAGAACGCACCCATTGAGTTCTCAATTCATTGCGTAGGACGTGTTTTCACGCTCACCACGCCCTTTGATGTCAATACCCTGCGTGAGTCCCATAGCGGCACGTATGGAGGCGGAGAACACCTTCCAGACGACATTTCCGAAGGGGCGCAACCGTTGATGCTGATAACGGCTCAATTCACAGGCGATGAAATGCGAATCTATGTGAACACAAATCTGGTCGCCTCCCTCAATTTGGTGCATCAGCGTGTGCTTGACAACGTTTCATCCGACTTTTTCATTGGTGGGCGTGGAGGTGAATATCGAGGCATCATTGAAAGCGTCCGTATTGACAGGGGAACAAACGCACCTTTGCTCAGTCCATTGACCACCACCGATCAAACCGTTGGACTTTGGGACTTTGAAGATGATTTGGACGTTCCAAACCTACATTTTTTCAACAACAAAAACGAATCATCGCCAACACAGGGCCGTGATGGAACGTTGGATGAAACAGGATTGTTGGAGCCTCCAATGGTTTTTTTGGGCTATGATTTTGTGAACGTGGGTGATTTGGGGCATTTTCGAATCTATGATAAGCCAGACCACCCAGAAGAAAACGACGACACGTATTCTGCCTTAGAAAAGTTGGCTTCGCTTGCCACAGGCATTCCGTTGGAGGACATTCAACGCCAAACGTGGTATTCAACGTCGCTTAATTTGAACGCCTACACCTATGGCACGAACACAGGAACGCTTGACTATTTAGACTCAGGGCGCATCAAACATTCATCGTTAAACGCCGTTATCAACCAATCGGGAACTCACCCATTGACTGGCCTTACAAAGACGGCAAGCGGTCAAACACGTGATTTGACAAACGATGCTGATTTTACCCTTTCAACAATTGACGATCTCGACCCAATGGTGAACCCCATTGAGCGTGTAAGGATTATTTCACTTGACTTCGCAAATAACCGTGTGGTGTGTCAATCAGTTCATTTACAAAATGACACCTCCGTTTCAGCAACCATTGAGAATCACCCAAAGGGACAGGGGTTGTTGTTTGACCATGCCGACGGGACTCCAATTTGGTTGGTGTTGGGCAACGCTGATTTGGTGATTGATTCAGGAAACAAAAACACTTCAACTGCCGTCGCCAATCAATTAACACGTCAAAAAGACGCATTTACAAGAGCCAGATTTACGCAAGGGCAACGATTCAATGACCGTAGCGGTAGCAACAACACCGCATATTTTGTTTCAAAACAAAGTCGGATTCCTTCAACAATTGGGGCTACGCCCCCAACTTCCGAAGCAACAGATCCAGACCCTCCGTTCTTTGACGCATTGAAATTGTGGCTTCCCGTTAATGGGTTGTCGGGATATTCCGACGGTGCTACGGTGTCCCACCTCCCTGATTTTAGCGGCAACAAATACGGCGTTTATTCCGTTGGGACGTGGGCGTATCAAGCGCAAAGTGCCAATTTCAACTCTCGACCATCATTGAAAATCACCTCATCGGATGGTGCATTGGTGAACATTGACACCAACGATGGCGAATCCGAAGAGTTTAGACATACCCTCAGCACAAATGGATTCACAGCCTTCTTTATGATTTACAACCCCACCGCATCAAGTTCTGGCCCGTTTGATTTAATCGGTGAAAATGCAAGCACCAACAAAACGTTCTTTGGTCAAGCAGCAGACTCCAACGACTTTGCATTGACAAACAATGGGGCCACCACTACGGCATCCACTATAACCGCAGACCTCACAAATGCTGGATTGCTGATTTTTGAGTTTAACCACACCACGAACAACGCCATTATCTATCAAAACAATGCGACAAAACACACTTTCGTTGGAAAGGTTGTTCAGGATTACCGCTTCGACAATCGGTTGTTTGGTTTGTTCGGCAGGGCTTTAACCACCGACCCTGCCGCAAAAACAGGAACGGCAAACAACAAAGCCCCCCAGAACTTTGAGGTCGCTGAGGTCATTTTCTATGAAAGGGTTCTTACGTCGGCTGAAAGACAACAGGTTCAAGGGTATTTCTTGAACAAATACGGGGTGATATGATGGCGAATCTCAAAGAGTCCAACGACGACGGCTACGCTGGCATGTCGGGCATGACCGCATACAACCGAGTTGAAGGCGAGTTCTTCCTACGTCAAATGCCCTCTCCTGATGAGCAGGTGGTGAAACAAACCATCCAAGGCGTTGTTGATGAGTTCATTTACAAAACCGATGAGGTGTCGCTGCAATCCATCCTCAAAGAAAATGAAGAGGTGAGCCTCACCGAGAATGTCTATTTGGGTGAGTCCTCCGCTATCGTCAATCAAACGAAAACGTCCTTCGCAACTGATTCAGGGGGCGACCCATTCAATCGCATGGTGATTCAAGCAGGGGTTGGCTCTTACAATTCCGATCTTGCCGCCGACCTTTCAGCATCGGTGTTTGATGAAGTGATTGCTATTGCTGTTGAAAACATTGAGCCTTTCATGATGAAGGGACTTGACATTGACTACACGGCAGATTTGGTGAGCAACAAACCAACAAACGACGGCTACATCAAACACTTGACCCCCTCCGACGATCCTCACATCGCTTCGATTGAGTCTCCCTCCTTCTTGACCTCGGCTGGCGGTCCAAGCCGAGTCCTTGTGTTCTATGATGCCATAGACCTCACAGGAGAGGTCGTTGCAGGGACTACGCTCGCCAGTTCAAACATCAACCCACATCAACGCCCGTATCACGTTCAAAATAGCAACAAAGGGTATTTGGTTGTGAAGAAAATGATTCCTTCTGCCTCGACCCTTTATGAAGTCTCAGCAGGAACTTGGCGAAGCCTGTCGGACATTTTGTTCAAGCCGTATTCCTCAGCACCAGCCGTTGATGCCGATGTTCAACTCACAATCACCGCCCCTGGTGGTTTGATTTCACTTCCTACAAAGGATTTCAAGCGACCTGTCAAATCGCACACCCTCAAAACACACGGCTTTGGTGGCGCATTCCCCTCACCATTCATTGATGTAAGCGATTGTGTCATTGTCAAACAAAACAACAAAGGCGGCTATGGTCGCCCTCGTAGGGTTTTGAATCCAAACACCCCCGATGAAACGGCAAATCCAACTCATCACGTTATGACCATCACTTCAAACACAGGCAATGACTTGAAATCGTTTGATGGGACAAAGCGAACCCCCCCTGAACTATCCCGATCCACACTTCAAGTGTTCAACGTTCTTGATAACGTGGTGAAGAGAAACGAGCATGTGGTGTTGGTTGCCCCCGCCAACAAAAACCGATATGCCGTCTTTGAGGATTTCTTGACAAACGTTGATTCAAGCAATGCTGCTTTGGTGTCAATTGAAATTGCGTTGCTCAATGGTCGAGCAGAAGAGTTCAACACGGAGATTTCCAATGGCGAAGCCACGCTTGAAGTGCGTGGTCGGTCAAAGTTGATGGACATAACCGACAAAGAAACCAAGCGAAACCTCAACCTTGGCGAAAGCGTTCCAATCAAGGAGATTGGCGACATGGGAACGCCAACGGTTTCTCTTACATTGGGCGGTGTCGGTCAAGGTGGCGTTGATGCAAAGCCTGAATGGAAACAACACACTTTCCTTGAAGGATGGAAAGACAGAACGGTAAGCGGAGGAAATGCTTCGGTTCGCAACGACCACCAAACGTCCACCGACTATGCTTCAACACGTGCGCTGGTTGAATTGCCGTTGTTCCCTTCAATGTTCTATGACGTTGAAGGTATCTATGAAATCACAGATTCAATCACCGACGGAATACACCCGTTCAACAAAGAAGTGAAATTGACGGTTGATTGCACTATGACGGCAAAAAACCGTGTTCAAATGGAGAAATACGAAGCAAGGAGTTCCGTTGATTACGGAATGCGGGATAGTTGGTCTGCGATTGAGATTTCAAATATCGCAAGCCTTGGAAATGATTACTCCTTCGCTTTTCGAGCGCAAGTTCCCTCAATCCAAGCCGTCATTACGGGCATGGATTTAACCGCAGGGACGGCGAACTCCTACATTGAAGTGGACGACACGGAGGCTTTTGTGAATGATACGCTGCAAGGGCCAAACGGACCAAGTATTGACGGTTCAACGGGTGTGTTAGGGCGACAATTTTACATCACGGTGGGCGAAGGAATGGTCGCACCGACTACCGACCCAACCTTGAATTATTGCACTTTCTTGATGTTCCGTGTTCACAAAATTAACAACTCAACAAACCGCATTTATGTGGATGAAGCATTCTTACGATACCCACGAAACGATCTTGCATTAAACCTTTCAACTTCAAGCCCACGTGCAGACTCATTCGCTTTCGTGAGCGCACCTGTGGTTTTAGGTGGGGTGATTGCTTCAACAGCGCATACTCAAGGATTGAAGTTCAACTACATAACAACAGGTGCAACATCGCCAGCAGAAACCTTTGGAGATCGTTTGAAAGCGCAGTTAGCATTTTGTTTGGGGCTTAATTCGGCATACGGGACGTGTTTTGACAACTCATTGTTGAATCAAGGAAAGAGAAGGTATCTCATTATGAAAAATCACGCTGAGGCGGGGGGTCTTGAATGGGACATTTTCAACGAATACGGCTACGATAACAACCGTGAACTGAAAGAACCAATTGTCTGCATCCCCAACTTCACAGGTTTGAAAGGAATCAAATCGGACGGAAGCGGTTTGGCCTACGTTCTTCCGAGCATCTATTCGTTGCGTGATGTTGCTTTGGCAGGTGATGGTTTCAATGAAGCCGTCAATGAGTTGATTCGAAGAATAAACATGAATGGACACCCCAAAGCCAAGAACAGTTCTGGTGGAAGTGCCTTTGACCCAATCACGGAGGATTCCAACGGCACAGGAGGACACATGGGATATGTAAGGGCATACCGTGGAAAAGAAGTGGAATCACGAACAGGTGAGAAAGGACTTACAATCGTTATCCATTCCACCGTTCCAGGTGCGACAGGGCGTGAGTTTGCCGTGTGGATTACAAATGATAGCGTCTATCCCTATCAACCAATTCAAGCGGTTGGTCATGGTGGATTGTTGGCAACCAATAGCCGTTCCTACCAATCAAGTTCATTCCCTGCACCTATGCCGATTGGGGCTGATGGTGAAACGTTTGTTCCAATCACCACATTTACAGGTGCAGTTCACGGCCCTATCACGCACAGGCACGATACTTCAAACAACCTTCGAGAATACAACGGCATTGGTTCTCGATTCAAGGTTTTGACAAAAAGTGAAACAGGTGCGCTTACACGGTCATATCAATGGGATGCAGCAGGTAAGAACTTCCTTCACATTACCGTTGATGGAACGGCAATGGACGTTTATTTGCGCTCACGTAGCGAATACGCAAAAATGTTTAACTCCGTTTCAGGTAGTTTTGAAGGGGGATTAGTCCGTATCAATGGGGTGCTTTGCACATATCGGAATATATTCGTGGATTATGGAAGTGGTTCGGTGCTTGGCGAATGCCAACTGCAACGTGTCCAAGCCTTGACCGACCCAGATAAATTGGTTGAGATGTTTTACGTTGATGGCGGGACGGCGAACACGAAGGCCGATGAAGTGCATGGAATAGAGATTGATTTCCTTTACCCCTTGTTGGACTCCGAAGGTATTCTGTTTTTTGGTGGAGGCCACACAGGTTTGACACTTGACATCAGCGATGGAACGGATAACGTCTATTCCGATCATTACAAACACCCTCTCGCCAAAGGACCAACTGGTTTTGCTGGATTCCAAAACGTGGGTGAGATTTCAGCACCAACCGCTATTTTGGACTTCACCGATGTTTTGAATGAGGACACCATCAATGACGACACGCTACGTGGATTTCACCATACTACCGTTCTCAACTCAAACAACGAACCAGAAGGAAAATGTGCGTTCTATGGTCGCCTTCAAAATGGGATTTACGGAACTGATGAGGACTTGGGAACAGGGGCGGTATCGCAGGACAACACCAAATGGCGAGAAGATCTCTATAATCGAAAGGTTCGGATTACCTCAGCAAATGGAATGGCTACGGCAGGAAACGGGCCAACAAACGGTGTTGAAACCACCCCGACAGGTGCAACACCAACTATGAAATTGTTCCATCATGGCGACGTTGTGGCTCTTTTCAACAACAATTCAGGAACGGTTGAAGCCGAACATGGAGAGGTGAAGGAGTTTGACCCGTCGGGCGAATGGTGCGTTTCAGCCGTTTGTCGTGCGCCAGCCTCAAACCCAAATTATGCCACAGGGCCAATTTTCCATGCGATTTATGATGATGGGACACCAAACGGAAAACCCTACGGTTTGCATCTTGGAGGCTCGGCTTACATCACCCCCCCTGTTTCGGGAAAAAGTGCAATTTCAATCGCAATCTCTTTTCCAAACGGCTCTTTCCCCGCAATTCCAGGCGCAAGTCCCTTAGCCGTATCTGTTCTTGTTCCATCAACCGTCCCTGGTGGAACAGTTGAGGTTAGCAGCATTGGTGAAACATTCATCATGGCTGGTCGAAACCCAAGCGGTGGCAGACCTTCATTCCTTTACATAGGGAATACCGTAGGCATCACCGATCCAACATCAGGTGCTTATGGAGGTCCAGCCATCCACGATTTCAGCGATTTTCTCATCAATGTTGGAGATGAGAATTATGGGGCTATCGGCACGTCGCCAAACGTAAAACCACTTTTTGAAACAGAAACAAGTGGATATGCAGGTGGAAGTCCAGACCATCCGAATGTTCCAACAGCACTACAAACAATTCGAGATAAAAATATGGCGGCAATTGGGTGTTCATTGATTGGCTCTCCATTTGTCAATATATTGCCTGGTATGACGGTTCAAGGCGGAGGGTCAATTTCTGCCCCAACAAACGACTATTTCACCGCCCTTCAAACAGGGACGGCAACCTATGGAGTTGTAGGGACTGGCGGCTCATTTGGAAATGGAAACAATTCAGCAGGTCCAATTCATTTTGCGGGGTATTTGGCCGAAGTTGCTTTATGGAAGCGAGCCATGACGTTTAGCGAGGCAACAACTTGGTTTGCGGGACGTAGCAAGTGGTGATTGAATGGCTGATGTTTATTCTCGATACATTGACCCCGCCGCAACGGGTTCATGGGGTGCAACATCAACAGGTGAGTTCGCATCAGGCATTTTTGCTATGCACATCACCTATCCTGATACCGAATATGGCGATACGGTGGAGAACTGGCAATCAGGGGTCAATTCAGTTGATTGGAGGCAAGGTGTTTCACTTCTTATCCGAACCCCTTTGGCATCAGCATCAGCAACAATCAGCGAAGCAACAAACGTTATCGCTATTGATTTGAAACAGGCTAAAGCCAACCATGCAAACCCAAATTACACGTATGATCTTGGGACGGAAGAAGCAGCCCGTTTTATCGCCGCTAAAATCAATTCACGACGAATCAAAATGAAGGGCGAAAACGATCTAACGAAATACCTCCGAGCAAGGTATGTTCGTCAATCATTGCCACACAAATACGAAGTCGAGGTAGTTCGTTTTCAAGCACAGGGAGGTGGGACAACTACACTTGAAGTTGAGTTGCCGACAAAAGACAAATATGGTTTTCCATCGGAACTCCCCAATGATTTCACCTTAAAAGTTGAATCAAGTGGCGTAAGCCCACACATCGCCGCAGGTTCGTATTCAAACCCTTCAATAAAAGCAACAAAACACGGAGTAAGCGGCGATTTTGGAGAAGTTGAAGTCATTTTAGATTCAACCCCCACGATAACAGGAAGCCCATCGGCTGGCGATGCTTTGACAAATACGTTCACATTGATTGGCGAATCACCAAAACACACAATCGCAATCACGTGGGACAACTACACGCCAAGCACCAATGATGGCTATTGGGGTGCAGCCAATTGCGGCCCTGTGGTTCAAGGCATGGGGGCTATTGGCGTTCATCGTTTGGTGGCAAAACCAATGGATGGTGGCAACATGGGGTTGCCAGCGTTGAACTACGACTCTCGAAGCGGCATTACCGCCGTTGAGCATTCAAGCAATCATGGCTACAACCGTTTCAGCATTGAAGGCTTGAACTCATGCGTGATGGCTGAAATGCCACCTCCTGATCGGAAAACACGATACCCCGTAGTGCAAGGAATCACCACGCTTCATCCAGATACCGAAGGCGATTTAGCATCAAATCGTTTGAGAATCCAAGAATTGGAATACGGAACAGAAGTGTTCTCCGACAGTAGCACATCAGGTGAGGTGAATGTTGAGAATGGGAGATACCCCCAAACATTCACCAATTCGGTTGCAGTTGAACACTACGTTCCTACGGGTTCAAATGGGGTTCACCTCAAGAACATTAACAACGATTCAACCAGCATCAAGCATGGGTTGAATGACAGTTCGGAGAAGGCTTATGCCCGACCATTCCGAATCACACAGGATTTGAACGCAGAACGTGTTCAAGGGCTTCAAATCACAAACGAGCATTTGGTTTTTGAATCAATGAATGTTGTTGATGATTTGGGCAACGAATTGATTTTGGAAGGCGGGTCGCCCTTTGGAACAATCATTCGTGATTTTGAAGTGCAAAATGCAAGAGAGAATCCCGCAACTGGTGAAATGGTTGTTGGACCCTCAGCACCAAGCGATACCGTTCCACCAAACCTTCGCATTCAACTTCCAAAGCAAGAAGAAATCCCAGGAGGCATTTTCGTGCGTAGCGGCCATGACCGAGTTCAAGCGTGGTCAAATCAAACATGGGGGATGGGTGGCCTCACCGCCCCCGATCCACGTGCAGCAGGTGAGCCAGAAAGTGCAAGCCCATACGACCCCTCCCAATACGAAACACATGACCGTTCTTTGGTTTTTCATTGTGAACGTATTTTGCATGATGGCTTGGAGTCCGTCTTTGGCCTCGATTTGAGCGTAAAGGCAGGGGCAGTTCCAAGCGGAACTACACGCCTGTTCTCAGCACACCGTATGTCGGACCACACCGAGCGTGGAAGCCTTTTGAAACAAACAAACAATGGGGCTGAAACAGGAAACCCAATCCCCCATCATCGTATTCGTTTTGGCCGTCAAGGACATTCCTTCGTGATGCCTCTTTGCCACCGAGGAACGCCAATGTCCATGAGGCGGCAATTGCACCGTTCACACGGTTCGGCGTATTCCCTCATGTTTGAGGGTGAAACCGAATACAAACACTTTGGATTTGGCAACACCAATTCAACAAACAGTTCTTCGGTTTTCCAACTTGATTCATTGGACGTAAAAACAGCCTCAGCCGTCCATTCAACAGGTTCATTTTCCTCAGATGGTTTGCCTTTGGATGAACTCAAAGGGATGAGGGGTTATGACGTGGATGGCGCATATACGAGCGCAACACATCGAAGCGTTCCCGATTATTTGTTCGCACCTGGTCAAACACACACCAGCGTTGAAGGAACGCCTCAAGACGTGGCTTTTGCATTGGCTGAAATTGACGGTTCGATTTCAACAGGCGCAGCAACCAAATTGTCATTGCAGGGAAGCACCTTAACGGCAAACAATCGTTTCACCACGGCAAGTGAGTTCATGGTGAACGGATTCTTTCTCAACAATTACCTCGGCATTGGAGGTCGCCCTGAGCCGATTCGGAGAGTCGCTATTGACTCAGGCGGCAACTGGTTTGTGAGAGGCTATCATGAAGGCGTGATTCGCCCACGTGTAGCAACTGAATTGGCGACTGTTCCTCCATTGGTTTGCCATGACCCCGCTTTGCTCAACATGGCGGGGTCGCCTTATGCAAATCACGCAACGGTTCCAGCAACCAGTTGGATTCAAGCAAGTTCAAGTGAAATTGACATGGCTTTGGTGAAAGCGAGGGACACCTCAACAGGTGGAACGCCAGATGCTTTCCTTTGCACGTGGTTGGCGGAATACTCCCACCCTGCATTCTTTGGAACCATGCGAGAACATTTCATGTCCTTCCGATACCGTGAGGCAGGAATGCCAAGATCGTTGAATTATCCCTCCACACGTGGTCTTTTCCTTCGCAATCAATCAGTTGATGGGAATTATGGAACAACAGGCTCACCTGCCGTTTCCTTGCCCTTTGAACGCATTTACGTTGCACAATGGATGCAGAACTACGCCTACAACGGTTTGAATGCTGGCGGTCATGGGAACGTGGAGGGGCTTCGAGGCGTTGGTGCGGTGTTTATGGGGCATACGACCCGACGTGAGGCACATGGAACAATTCAACTCTATAACCAAAATGGAACGGCAAGGTATTCACGTGGAGAAGGGATTGGAGACTCTTTGAACCCACGAAGTTCAATTGCCGTTGTTCAAGGAATTGACGTTGATGGCGACAGCGAGGACTTGAACAAACAATTCTTTGTTCTTGACCCTTATGTGGCAATAGATGTAAGCCGTCGGCTTCCTGTTCGTGCATGGGGTATTCGTAGCGGTTCAAGTGCGCCAAACATGCTGGCTGGCGATCCAACCGAAACCCAAAACACCTACGCCATGCTAAATAGTGGCCGCTTTGACGGTGGAAAACACGACTCAATGGAGGACATACCGCAGGGCGTTGATGCTTTCACCAATGACACCAACATTCGGTCAAATACCGCCAATCGTGGGGGAATCACCCGTTCAATTCCTGTTGGATTTGTAGCAAACGATTTCACGACTGAGGCGCACCCGTTTGAAAGAAACACACGTCAAGCAAATGAACGTATCAAAGCACAGGATGAACAACTCGGCATTGGTTCAAACCTTGGAATCACCAGCAACGGCCAGTTATCGCCACACGCTCAAGCGGCTGGTTCTTGGGACTATGAAACAAATGATACGAGGCCAACAACTTTGCCTGTAAGCGGCCCCGTATTGTGGCTAAAAGGCGATTCTTTGGGTTTAGAAGATGGTGCAGCAGTTTCCTCTTGGGTTGATTCCTCAGCAAACAATTGGGAGTTCACGCAGGGTTCGGCTTCTGCTCAACCAACATTTATCAAACGCGATCCAATCGTGAACAATCATCCCGTTATTGACTGTGATGGCAACGACTTTCTGCAAATTGATTTCCAAGAGGAATTAAACCCTGTTGAAATGACGTTGTTCACCGTTGCCTACGTTGATTCCGACGATGGAGGGATTCACGGCATCGTTGAATCCCGTTCTGGCTCGCCAGTTGCACGAAGCGGTTTCAACCTCTATGGGCGTATGGATTCGGGGAACAAGTGGCAATTTTGGATGGGTGGGAACACGGGCTGGCCTAATGTTGAAACGGCAACGAACTCATTGGAAGGTAGTGTTCCCGACATCATCACGGGCAAGATCTATGGAGGGAATGGGAACGGCAGCAACGCAACTCAAGAAATCTATGAAAACGGGTATCTGGCCGATTCCCAAACGGCTTTGTTTTGGCGTTCAACTGCTTCAACCTACATGGTGGGGCGTGTCCCAGGTTCGTTTTATCTCAATGGAAAAATTGCTGAGGTCATTCAATACAACCGAAAATTGACTACTCAAGAGCAATATGAGGTTGAGGCTTACCTTTCCCGAAAATACGCAATTTCAATCTCCACATCAGCCAGTTTAAGTCATTCAGGAAGAATCAATAATGCCGACAAAATACCGCTTAACAAAGGAACCGATCCATTTATTGATTTGGTTCAAAGAAGCGGCAGCACGTCTTACTCGCAAGAACATTCGTTAGGTGGAATAATAACGACCACGCTTGATGAAAGGTTTGGCGCATCTTCCAATTTTTATCACCTAAAAGGAAATGCACTTCACACAAACGGACATGCGATTACTGAGTCAAAAGGTGAAATCTCCTATCCGCCCAACGGATATTCAACCGCCGTTGTTTCAAGTTTGACTGTTGATGATGCCCGACCTGATTTGGTGAACGAAATCAGCGAAACACGTCAAATCCAATCGAGAAGTGAGCCACGCCTTGGCCTCATCATGGAGGTTGAAAGTGAGCGAAACGACAACAAAGACGTGAATTATTCAATCACAGGGACAAGAGCGTTGTCGCTACACACCGATCTTATGTTGGGGCATCACTTCCCTGTTCTCCCATCGCACGTTGTCAAAAGCAAAATGGCGAACATTGGATTTAGCAAGGACGGGACGGGTTCGGCAGCGACAGTCCCAGACTACGACATCAAGCCAACATGGAGTCCCGACTCCAACAACTCAAAAGGTGCGGTTGCATTGTCTGGCGACACCGTGAAAACGGCCTACAAAACCCACGCATTGGACGCTTGGGCTGTTCGAGGCGTGTCGGACCTTCCAGCATGGGGAGGCGTGTTTATCCTCCGCAAAACATACCTCAACCGTGAGGACTCCGAGGATGCACCATTGAACACCGAGATTGACTCCAACACGAACAGGGCGACCACATCACACCCCCGACGTAAATACGTGGACTACATCGTGCGTCCTGTTCGCCCGTTGAAATTGTTTGGATTCGCTTCGGATTTGCTACAAGACGGTTGGACAATGGGGCCGCAAAGTTCGGTAAGCACCGCAACCCTCGCATCTCAAGCCTTTGACCGTGATAAGCGATATGGCGTGTTTGAAATGAATTATTCAAGAGGGGTGAACGGCATTGAACCCATCACCTCGGCAGGTTCAACATTCGCCATTGATTACCCCGATTCCAACGAATACGACGTGGTGTGGCACATTATCCCCACCGCCAATATGCTTCAATTCGCAAAAGCCGACGCTCACCGCATAGACGATGGAGGTTTCTTCAATCCCAAAATTGAAGCACGATATTCACAGGCTCAAACAACAGGTGGCGGCGAACCAATTTATCAGTCCGAAACACGATACGCCACTACAACTGGCATCATGGGCGACCATGCTCGACAGACCAAGCAACATGAAATCACACAGTCAAAAGAAGCCATGCGCTACTTCCCACGTGTCAAGGTATTGGCAAACAAAGGAAGTGGTGTTTTCTTGGTTGATGATTCCAGCGTTCTTCCAGCAACAGGCAAGTTGTTTGCTCTTGACCATTCAGGCGTTATCACCTATTCAGCCATCAACGACAACGATTTGACCACCACAGGAACATTGACCAATCTTGCTGGCGTTTCGGTATCGGATTTCACAGGGCTTGAGTTGTATTTCACCGACGTTTCCAGCATCCCATCATCAGCACCAGGTTCAATTCGCTATGCTCGAAGCCCATTGGTCAAGCAAGCAATTGCACCAACGCTGGTGGATAACGCCGTGATTGCTATGCAACTTGTTTCACAAGCATGGTATTACTACGACGAAACCACCAACGTTGTGAGCAAAACGGCTTTGAATTATCGTGGACTTTTGCACTACGAACCTTCCGACTTCATCATGGCGACTCAACGGCCATTTGAAATCAAGAACGGCAGCAACCGTGGCGTGATTCAAAACAAGAACTCACTTGATGAAATCCGTTCCGATGGCCGCATTATTTCAAACGATTTCACCCCCCCGTATATCATTGATTCAAACAATATCAAATGGAGAGTCGTTGAGGTTATTCGTGAACAAAAGAACGCCGTCATGGTGTTCAAGGACATGTCGGGCAAGAGCCTATCGGATTCGGGCATGGCCGTTGGCGATGTGATCGCGGGTCAGGCTGGCTACATCGGCCTTCGAACATCGGATGCAGCCATGCACCTTCTCAACGATGCAGGAGGAAGCGTTGCTGGAATCACAATCACGCCAACCTCCGCCATGCACGACAACTCAAAGGACATTGAAACGTATTTGGGCGCACACCCAATGCTACGTCAAATCAACGACCATTCCAAGCAATACGTTTCACGTGATACGAGAGGACTCAACACAATGGAGGTGTTGCGAAACATTTCACAATTGGATGGTCGCCAAATCATCAACGAGCGCAACGGAACAATCGTATTCTCGGATAAAGTGTTCAAGGAGAAGGGCATTCGCATTGGAATTGAGAATGGCGTTCAATCTGTCAAAGTCAGCAAGTTGTTTGATTCTCCAAACGAGATTGTCATTGTTGGTGATGTTATCGCTGGCAACGAAATTGTGTTCATCCGTGTTCGTGATAGCGAGAAAATACGTCAAGCCTCAGCAGGTGGCGAAGAGGAAGTTATCAAAACACTACGGCAACAGATTCCTGGTGTCAAGAGCGTGTCGGCTGCACGTAAGTTGGCAAAGACCCTCCTTGCGAGGGCTGAGAATGGCGCACCGATGATTTACATTCAAGGATTGATGAACGCTACGTCTGTTGAGGCTGGCGACATCATAGATGTCAATTTGCCAACTCAAGGCGTGGTCGGCAAGTTCGTTGTGTTTGAAGCAAAGCATCATTATCAATCGCTCAAAACCGACCTCACCGTTGCTCAATACGAGAAGGGCATTGAGGGTATTTTGGCCGACATCAAAACCAGCACCGTTGATTCAAGCGGATTGAGCGCAAGTTCTGGCGATAAGGACATCAAAGAAAACCTTGCTATGTCAGCCTCAGTTGCCATCATCAGCGTTCATCGAGTCCGTATTCGCAACGTCAATGAAACAGGCTTCATTATCGGTGCAAGGCACAAAAACGGGCTTGGAAAGATAGGTGTTCGGGATGGGAATAAAAGAGGCTTCCCCATCGGCATGAGTAAGAGCCGAAATTACGTGGTGAAGTGAGATGGACGGGAATTGCTACCAATGCGCTTATCGTGCGCTTTCAACAGGAAATCCCGAATGGCAAAACCCACGCTTAGTCCATGCCGACATCACGCATTCACACACAGGCGATCCATATTCACACGCTTACGTCGTTTATGACAAAGCACTTCCTTTTCCAGAACCAATGCCCAAAGAATGGGGGGGCAACATTCCAACAATGGAGTTCGTGCATGACCAGTCCAATTCATTCAAAGGATCGGATGATACGCCACGTGTGTTCTATGAAATGATGGCAAGACCAAATTATGAAACAATGCGTGAATACACGCTGGAACAAATGATGGAACAGGCTATGAAACATGGGCATTACGGACCCTGGATTGATGATGAAAAACCGTTTAAAAAAGCATGGAAGATGATGTGATATGCCAGTTCTTGACCCCCTAAAAGCCGCTTTGACCGACCACCTCCAAACGCTCATCAAGAAGTGTTCGCTTGGTTCTGGGGCTTCCGATGCCTCAAGCCGTGATGGAGGCGCAGGGAACACCAAAATGAGCCGTGATACGACCATTCAACGTATTGATGATCGGACAATCTCGGTGAGCGCATTATTTGACACCCAATTATCCAGCGAACAGGACATCACCGAAGTTGTGCTTCATGGCACAAACCCTCTTGATTCGCCAAGTTTTAGGGCAACTTTCATGCCTATAACAAAGAACGGCACAAATGAAGTCCGTGTGGATATTTTGATGGAGGTTCGATAATGTCCGACTTGAAAAAGAAAAAATGTTGCTGCGGTGCAACTGAAAAGAATCCCTGCGCTTGTATGAAAAAGGGAATTATGAAATGTTCAGCAAAAGAGCCTATGTGCCAATGCTACAAGGACTTGAAGAAACAGGGCAAGCACCCTGCTGATTTGAAGAAATCATTCAATGGTGCATGGTTGATTATGAAGGCTGATGAGGCCGACGTTGGCATTTGCGATGGTTGCATGGAAACCGCCTTAATTGGTCGTCTTTCAACGGGTCAAGGCAATGCTTTGCTTTGCTACGATTGCTGGCGAAAGGAGATGCAATGGCGGCATTTAAGAAATGTGGACCTGGAAGAATCAGGAGGCTACGTCCACCCCAACGATTATTTCGAAATTGAAACATGGCCGCATAGCGACATGGAACCTGGAATGGAGGGCTACCAATGAGCGATTATGACCCCTATGCGCCAAGACCACTTTCAGGATTGGCAAGAGGGCAACATGATTCATACGCTCCAACTTGGATGAACAAGGTGATTGAACCCGCAGAATACACCGAGGACGGTCGAAGAATACGAATGAAAGGGCTTACTGAGGATGAAGCCAACATGGTGCGAGATGAATTGAAACATGGAAATGAGGTGAGGACGGCTCCCGATGGGACATTCATGCTGCTTCACGCTGATCATCCTCGATATAATGAAGGAACAGATTACTCACAGGGTTCGCCTAAACGCATTGCCATGATGGAAGCATACCAAAAAAGGAATGAAGAATACCGAAAAAAACACGGGTTGAAAAAAATGAACGATGAAACATTTGAGATTGCATGGGAACTGATGAAAAGCGACGAGAAGGGCGACAACGCCCCAACCAATCCTGGTCTTTGGGCGCAAGCCAAATCAAAGGCACGTTCTAAGTTCAAGGTTTATCCGTCTGCCTACGCCAACGGTTGGGCTGCTAAATGGTATAAATCCAAAGGTGGCGGCTGGAAGAAGAAAGGCAAGAGCAACAAGAAAGTGAAGAAATCCGACGATGAAGGATGGACTGATAACGACCTTCAATGCCGAATGTGCAAATACGTTCAAACCCCTGAAGAATGGGAAGCAAAGAACTGTAAAAAGTGTGGGACAAGGAATATGCTTCATCCGTTTTGGCGTTGATGCTTCATGATTGACGTTCCCGTTTCCGATCTCATCTCAAAGGACTTGAGGCGATGGTTCAAGGAAAAGTGGGTGGACGTTTCACGTAAGGGCAAAGACGGCAAGCACCCTCCCTGTGGGCGTGGTGAAGCCAAAACCGATAGCAGGGGCTACCCCAAGTGCCGACCATCAAAGAAGGTCAGCAGCAAGACCCCTGAAACCACACGTGGCATCAGTTCGAAGGAGAAGAAGGCAATGACTCGCAGGAAGCGGTCAAAGCCACAGGGCGTTGGTGG